TTAATCAGCAAGCGCAATCACCCCGTTTTCAACATCAATCGTTATTTTTCTCAATGCGAGCAGTAGAGTGAGTGCTTCTATAAGTTCACCCGTCCCGCCTACCTGTTTCACTAGATCAAAATGTAAATCAATGAGGCGCATCGGATTATCTAAGTGATTCAGGATTCGCGGAAAGTTGGCGAGGGTTGATTCGTCGAAAGTGTAGAGCTTGTTAGGCAATCGCATAGTCTGCCTCCACGTCTACATCTGGGCGGAATACCTCACAAATATGGATGAAGTAGCTGATGAGAATGCCACACACATAAATGCCGCTTCCCGTGTGATTGTTCATCCAATCGCATAGTTGCCTGAACTGCCCGGGCTGATCCAACCCCGAGCTTTCGAAGGTCAGCCACGCCCCTTGAACTTGATTGCACAGTCGAGTGAACTTGAGCTGTTCTCTCGCTTCTTTAGATTTCAGCTGAGTGACGATAAAAGGCTTGTAGACGGATACAGCATCAGTTGCTTGGGAAAGCAGATCAGCATCGTGAATTTTCTGCTCAAGGTCGACTGCCTTGAATTTGGGATCTAGTATGCGTTGCTCATAAGGAATGTTGGAAACCGCGTCCAACAGCAGGCTGATTTCTGGTTCAAGCCCCAAAGGCACGACATTGTCGGCAAGGCGATGTTTAGCAAGAAGACGTGCAAGGTTAGCTCGTAGCTGTTGTTCTTCTTTTTTCGTGTGAGCCAGCTGGTATTTTTCGCCATGCTCGGTGCATAACACTGCGAAATCATCGCGTAAAGGTTCTTCAATGCCTTCGTCGAGAAGCACAATCACGTAGGAGGCCTTGGATTTATCGTGCGATTCGATATTGAGGGTTTTTCCGCACTGCAGACAACCATCCGATAAGACAAGAAGTTCTTCTCGATACCTAGCCTTCGCAGCTAGTTGGCGAATACGAATCCGTGCTTGCAAATCAGGCTTTTTTATTTTTGCGAGCCGCTCGAGAATGTCCAGCAGAATTAGACAGGCATCTTCAGCCACGTGCGTTAAGCGAATCCTTACTCCAAAACTCTCAAAATTGAGACGGATGAGATTCTGCGCTGGCTCATCTAAATCCTCAATCAGACAAATGAGATTATCTATATTCAAGCGAGAATAAATTGCGTTTGCTAGCCCTTTGCTAAATCCCGCGTCGCGTGACATAAGCGAGGTAAGTACATCATCGGATATTGAGGCCGTGCTTGTGGGGTCGTTTCGCGTATTCCATTCCCCCTCATTGACAGTAGTAAACATGGAGATCAGTTCACGCGCATAACTAGGCCCATGGAGGTTGCCAGGAACAACAGGGCGTACTGATTTAGCCCACTGGTGGAACTGCACTGTTCACCTCCTAACGAAGTTTTCTCAAAAACTCTCAAAGTTTTGCCTCAACGTTTCTCAAAGCTTGCGAAAGCCCATTATTTAACCTTTTCGTGAAGCCCAGCGATGGGATTCGTTGTGGCGGAATGACGAGATAGTCGCCTTTCATTATATCGAATCAACCTGCGATGTGTGAAGAGAAACTTCACATACGCATGAATAGACGATTAGAAGGCGACGTTCTCAAGCATCCCGCACACATCTATTAGTGAGGTCACCACGAGCCAGCGCGCAATCGGTGCGTGGCAACCTCACGACCGACAAATAGCGACAAGCAATAAGTCGGGAGATCTGCGGAGCAGCCAGCACTGGCCATTACCTTCATAGGCGATGGCTTGTTGCTGGGTTTGTTCTTGCAGGTCGACCTCATAACTGAATATCGCTCCGTGGATCTCCCGGAAGGGAAATCCACAAATGAAAGTACAAATCCGTTACGAAAAGCAAAAGTTCGATGTGAAGAAACCTGCAGAGTATGTGGAGGTTGAGGTGAGTGATGGCGAGGTGGTCTCGATGATTGAGGCTGATTATCGTCAGCGCCGCGATATGGCGCAAAGCCTTGAATTGGTGCAACGGCGTTCTATTGAGGAGATTGTCCGGGAGGAGATTAATAAGCCGGAGTATAACCAGGCGAAGCAGTGGGTGCGCAATACGGATTCGTGTTGGCGTGCTCCTTTGGCTGGTGGCGGCAATATTTTTGATGAGTTGGTCGACCAGTATGGTCACATGAAAGCGTTCGATGATCCGTTTGATGACGTGGACACACGGTTGACGGTAGAGAGTGCTTTGGCTGGATTGGATGAGCGTGAGCGTTTCATCGTTATCCAGAATCGTTTGAATCAGGTGCCTTTGACTGTGGTGGCGGCTGAGCTTGGAATTACTCAACCTCGTGCCTCGCAATTGTTGAAATCTGCGCGGGCGAAGATTGCCGCCGAAATTGGTCTTGATTTCTGATTTATATTTCGGCTCCCTGGAAGCCCTCCTAGTGAAGGAACACAGCGTGAAGGCAGTGGGTCTCACTGGGAGGGTTCTTTCAGGAAGGAGCCGGTGATGAACCGGAAACTACGTGTGAAAGTCAGTAAGCATTCTGACCCGGATGCTGTGGCATCGGTGGGTATGCGCCGCCTGTCAAGAAGGGTGCTGCGCAAGCTCACGGGTCAGAGTAGGCGGTGTGCAGTGTTACTGCCGGGGCGGGATGTGCAATCCATCGAAATCATCGACAACGACCAAGCAACGTCTTCTCACAAGCGGCGTGGTTCGTTTGCGGATGAGGATTTCGAGTCGTTCATGAAGGCCGTATTTGGTCCTGATCAGGCAGATGAGGTGGCGTGATGACTCCAGTGAACCATGTAGCCAATATGCGTCAAATTTTCGCCAATCTTCGCCAAGATTTGAAAAGCCTGCAAGCCGAAATAGAAGCAACCGAGAACGACCTGCTGCATTGGATGGAATCAGGTATCGAAGCGGACTATATGCTCACGGACGAGCCCGATGAACCCGAAACCGTCGAGAATCAAAAACCAGAACCTGTCAGCGAATCTCAGCCGCAGGTCAAGCTGCTGCCGCTGGAGGAAGTGCGCGGCGTGTTGGCGGATTATGCACGCTCGGGTTTGAATGACTTCATCAAAGCCAAGATTCGCTCGTTTGAGCATACGAAGCTTTCACAGTTGACGGTGGAGCAAGCCAACGCGGTGCTCGCTGCCGCCAAGGCTGAGGCTGGTGGTGCGTGATGCCACCGCAAAAACACGCACTCTTGAGCGCCTCGTCGGCGCATCGTTGGTTGCACTGTCCCCCATCCGCGAAACTCACCGCAGGAGTGACAGAGGCTCCAAGTGAAGCTGCACTGCAAGGTACGGCGGCTCACGCGTTGGCAGAGCATAAGTTGCGCCGAGCACTCAAGCAGCAATCTAAACGCCCCGTCTCCAAATACGAAGATGACGAGATGAATACCCACACCGACGATTACGTGGCTTACGTGCTCGAACAATACGAGCAAGCAAAACAGACAACGCCAGGAGCTGTCATCTACATCGAACAACGCCTCGACTTCAGCCATGTCGTGCCTGGTGGCTTCGGCACAGGCGACTGCCTCATCGTCGCAGACGGCACACTGCACGTTATCGATTTGAAATATGGCTTGGGCGTGCTGGTAGAAGCTGAGTGGAACCCGCAAATGATGCTCTACTCGCTCGGTGCACTTGCCTTGTTCGACGCTCTTTATGACATTGAGCAGGTGGCATTAACGGTTTTTCAGCCACGGCGCGAAAACGTATCCACTTGGACGATTAGCGTCACTGAGCTGAACAAGTGGGCCGAGCAGACGCTCAAGCCTGCCGCCGAACTAGCAGCTAACGGTGAGGGCGAGTTCTGCGCCGGTACCTGGTGTCAGTTCTGCCGTATCGCCTCCACCTGTAGAGCCAGGGCTGAAGCGAACCTTGAGCTGGCTAAATTCGAGTTCGCACCGCCAGCAGAACTCAGCCCAGCTGAGGTGGCTGATGTGTTGGCGCAAATACCAGAACTCACGCGGTGGGCGTCAGATGTGCAGGACTATGCCCTCAGTCAAGCCCTAAGCGGTGAGCGGTACGAGGGTTTCAAGTTGGTTGCTGGTCGCTCGATCCGCAAATACACCGATGAGACTGCGGTGGCTGAGGCTGCGAAAGCTGCAGGCTACCGCGATATCTATAAACGATCACTGCTCACTATTACCGCGATGGAAAAGCTCATGGGAAAGAAACAGTTCTCTGAGATTCTCGGGGATCTGGTGGTCAAGCCCGAGGGCAAACCCACCCTGGTTCCCGTCACTGACAAACGCCCCGAGCTGCAGATCAGCACGGCGGCTGACGATTTCACAAACATCGACAAATAACGAAAAGAAAGAAGGTAACGAAAATGTCGAACCGCGTGAACACCAAGAATAAGAAGAATAATCCGACCAAGGTTATTACCGGCGAAACACGTTTGAGCTACGCAAACGTGTGGGAAGCAAAATCTATTAACGGCGGCAAGCCGAAGTACTCGGTATCGCTTCTTATTCCTAAAGATGATGCTGTAACTATCGATGCGATTAATGCTGCTATCGAGGCAGCAATCACCGAGGGTATTGGGAAGTTCGGTGGGAAGATCCCGCCACGCGCATCTTTGAAGCTGCCGCTACGTGATGGAGATACTGAGCGTGACGATGACGCTTATGCCGGACATTATTTCGTGAATGCCAACAGTATTAATGCTCCGCAGATCGTGGATCAAGACGTAAACCCAATCCTTGATCGCTCCGAAGTTTATTCTGGCTGTTACGGGCGAGTTTCCATCAATTTCTACGCTTTCAACACCAACGGTAATCGTGGCGTGGCCTGCGGTCTTGGCAATATTCAAAAGACCCGTGATGGTGAGCCACTCGGCGGGCACGTGAGCGCATCCTCCGAGTTCGATACCTGGGATGCAGACGAAGACTTCCTCGCCTAAAGCAAACCAATCCACTCAAGGGGCGGAGTCAAGTCGGTTGGCTCCGCCCCACTCACTCGTTAAGGAACCTTATGCGCACCTTAAGTATCGACATCGAAACTTACTCGCCAATCAACCTCACCAAAGCCGGAGTCTACAAATACTGTAACCACCCTGACTTCAAGATTCTCCTTTTCTCCTACGCGATCGACAGTTGCACGGTGCGCACAGTGGATCTAGCATCTGGAGAGCAACTCCCCGCAAAGATTCTTAGAGCACTTGATGACCCTGCCGTGGTTAAGTGGGCTTACAACGCCGCTTTTGAACGCACCTGCCTCAGCGCCTACCTCGGACGACGACTTGATCCAGCTGGTTGGCGGTGCTCCATGGTGTGGGCGGCAACCCTTGGCCTGCCACTTTCTCTTAAAGATGTCGGCAAAGTGCTGAATCTCGATGCTCAAAAGATGGATGAAGGTAAAGATCTCATCAAGCACTTCTGCGTACCGGATGACAACAGCCATCAGCGTCTGCCCGGCAGCGACCCGGATGGCTGGAGGCTCTTTAAGACCTACAATGCCCGCGACGTGGAGGTAGAAACCCAGATTAGGAGCAAGCTCGCCAACTTCCCAGTACCTGATTACCTCTGGGAGCAGTATGAAGTGGATCAGCGGATTAATGACCGCGGTATCCGTATCGACACCACACTGGCCGCAAACGCTATCGCTATTGACGAAGAACACCGGGCGCAAGCACTCGCCCGTGCGCAAGAACTCACCGGTCTGGATAATCCTGCCACACCATTGCAGCTACAAGAATGGCTGAAACAGCATGGCTGCCCGATAGAGTCGATGGCTAAAGAATCAGTCGATGATGCCCTGGCATATGCCAGTGGCGAGGTGAAAGAAGCTCTCGAACTGCGCCAGGAGTTATCGCGCTCATCCGTGGCAAAATACCGCAAGATGATGGATGCCGCCTGCATCGACCAAAGGGCGCATGGTCTGCTCCAGTTTTATGGGGCTAACCGTACAGGGCGGTGGGCAGGCCGTCTTGTGCAGGTGCAAAACCTACCTCGGAACTATCTGCCCGACCTTACCCAAGCACGTGGCTTGGTGCATGACGGTAACGGTGAGGCACTCGATATGCTTTATCCTTCCGTGCCCGATACTCTCAGTCAGTTGATTCGCACCGCATTCATCCCCTCGAAGGGTCACCGGTTCATCGTCGCCGATTATTCGGCGATTGAGGCGCGGGTGCTGGCGTGGCTTGCTGGTGAGGAAACCACGCTTGCCGCGTTCAAGAACGGTGAGGATCTTTATTGCGCGACCGCTTCGACGATGTTTGGTGTGCCTGTGGAAAAGCACGGAGTCAACAGTGAGCTTCGGCAGAAAGGAAAAATCGCTGTTCTTGCTTGTGGCTACAACGGCTCTGTAGGTGCGCTCAAAGCCATGGGCGCTTTGAAGATGGGACTAAGCGAGGACGAGTTACAGCCCATCGTGGACGCTTGGCGGCAAGCCAACCCTAATATTGTGCAGCTGTGGCACGAGGTCGATAATGCCGCTACCAGAGCAATTAGCACCAGCAGACCGCTCACGCTGCGCAACCTGGGTTTCGAGAAGAAATCTGGGATGCTCTTCATCACTCTGCCAAGCGGTCGGCGTTTGGCATATGTGAAGCCAGGTATTGGCGTGAATCGTTTCGGAGGCACCTCGATTACTTATTGGGGTCAGGGAGTGGCTCGCAAGTGGCAGAAACTAGAGACTTACGGTGGAAAACTGGTCGAGAACATCATTCAAGCCACCGCCAGAGACCTCCTCGCCGAAGCCATCACCCGCATTGAGAATGCCGGTCACCGGATCGTGATGCATATTCACGACGAAGTCGTCATCGACGAACCCATCAATTCCGGCACCACCGTTGCTGACATATGCACCCTCATGAACGAGCTACCCCAATGGGCTAAGGGTTTACCGATTGATGCAGCCGGGTACGAATGCGGCTTCTATCAGAAGGATTAGTTGATACTCCAGAGCGGGTTCTGCTGCCAGTTTTCTGGAATACCGAGATGGCTCGGTGGTAGTGGCTCAAGAATTGGGTAACTAGCTATCACACTAGAAAGCAGAGCCGGGTCACCGATATTAAGCTTTACAAGCAAGTATTGGACAATTGTGAGCTGACCAAACAGACGGTTCATCACCGAAGCTACAGCATCCAATTCAGGATGTGCCCCAATCTTCGGTAGGCGCGGCTTGAGAGCATAAACCCTGTTAAACATACGCGCATGGTGAGCCGAATAGTTACGCAAAATATTGAGACTTTTCAGCCAGGAACCAAACTGTGCCCCGTTCAAACCCACCCGACCAGCAATAGTCTCGCGCACCGGCATTGGCGCTAACTGAAACAAGTATGACAGTGAGCCCCAGTCCATCACTTCTACCGCTGCCCAAATCGGCAACTGGCCACCATATTTCTGGTTATGGTGCATCACGAAATCTTCTCGCGACCCCGTTAATTCTTTACGATACCGCTTCAGCCACTGCTCATATTTCCACATGAAACAAGTGAACACTAAGTATGTCAAGTAGCTACGTTCGTATGTAGGAACATATCCATGAACTTTTTAACGATAGCTTAAGGTTATCGTTAAAAAGTATTACCTCGACAAACTGAAAGTTGGGCGTTTATTCCCCCGCAAAACTTCGGTTAAAATCCCAAATAGAAATCCCTTGTCGATTCCACTCATTATTTCGTCTCTCAGAAAACGCACCAGATTACTGAGAGTTTCACCTCTATGACTTAGTTTATTTCTCATAGTAAAATGCTCTGCTATACAAAAAATGTATATTAGCGTCATTTAGATAATCTTCATATTTTCTTTTTTTTCCATCATCTACATATCTATCATAGCATTCGTACAGTATTCTATAATAGTTCAGTTGATTTATCAATCTCTCACTAACCGTTTTTTCTTTTAATATATCCTCACATTTTTGAAAACAATCAACTATTGTATTATCTTCAATTATGCATCCATCTGGAAAATGATGTGCCCCCCAACCTAAAATATCCAAGTATGAATCAAACAGCAAATCAATTGTTTTCTGGTCACACTTCATATTTGAATAAGCAATCTCAAGGTATTTTACTGCCGCTTGATATCCCTGCTTATGATTTCTGAACAACTCATAATACCATCTGCATTCCGGCATTTTCTTCTCTTCGCAACGTGGTGTAATCCACATTAGGATATACTCTTTTAATTCGTATGGAATGTCTGCATTTCCCCGGTCTTTCAAAGTATCCCATACATCACTATCACAATAATCCGAAAGAAATTGTGTTAATATTTCATCTTGATTTTCGTCTGACATTTCTCTTAGATGACCAACGATTGCTTGCATTTCTTTGTTTGCAAGTTTTTTTAACCCGTTATGATAAATATCCAAATATTTATATAAATTATTACTGAAATCACAATACACCATTCTGTCTCCTTAAACCTCAAGGCTTATGTACTGTTCGTCATATGACTAACAAAAGAATCTATCCCCAAAGTGCATTTATTTTATCTGGCAATAATTCTATCTCTGTCCCAAGCACAGCAGCATCATCTTCATTTCAGCCCAGTTTTATAGGTCTAAATCGTTCCTCTTTGGATAACTTCTGACGTAACATCTTTTCTCGGTTCTCAAGGTGTATTCTGTTATTGATTAGGCGTTATCTGCCCGATAAACTGGAAGTTAGCAAGTACACATTATATCAATATGAACTTCACGAATATCCATTATTGGCTATTTAATTTGATCGTCAAGCTCAATACCCTGTTCCGCTAAACCAAAAACTAACTCCTTAAAACTTTCTGCAATAATTTCTAAATCATCAACCGATGTCACATATACATCATGTGGCAAAACAACAATTTTGTCTGTTTCCTTTAAAATACAAACTAAACTTCCATCACCTAAACCGCCAATAGGAAAAACAGTATTATTTGATATGTTGCTTTCTTCGTCGTCGCTATAGTTTGCAATAAAAGCAGGGTATTCACAGCCTAATTCCTCTAAAGTGAAAATCCATGGATCAACAAAATGGCAGCCACCAAATTCCTTGAGTAAATATCGATATTCTGACGGAATTGGTTCGAATTTGTTTTCAAACTCAGATATGTCTTTTTCGGACTCCGGGTGATATTTTCTGTGCGTGTCAGCCATAACGCTATAAGCTTTTCTTAGTAATTTAATCTCTGCTTTTGTTAATTCCATATGCTTTCTCCAATCAATACACAGCATCAATATCAGCAAGAGTTGTGCCAGGAATAAACACATCACGGCGCACGCCATCTGCCCCTATCTCACGCCACGAGTACCAATGCCCGGAAAGCCGATAATAATTCACTCGTTCCAACAGATTCCGTGCCAACTGATCGGACTCAATCACCATCCCGCGAGAGCGTAACAAGTTGATCTGCTCGCCGTGCGTCTTGAACGCCTTACCGCTCTCGGTAGCGCTCTGCACTTGTCGGCTCTGCTGCGGGCTCACGTCGGCACCTCCCTTGAGCCTAGAAATGATGAGGACCGGCCCTGGACCCTCGCGGGCGGAACCGGTCTTGATGCATCAATCATAACCCATATCCCGTTAACAGCCAAGCAAATTTCTCGCCTGTCCTATCAGGTTTTGCCTGCCTATTTTCAAAGTCACGTTTATATTTCACTCTTCTCGAAGCCCTCCTTGTAGAGGGTCAGCTCATGGCTCTCACCTACAAACTATGGGAAGGAGAGCTATTGACCGGCTCCACACTACAAGTGTTCACCAACAGCCAATTCGGCCAAATCCGCACCATCACTAACGATGGAACCATCATGTTCTGCGGCCGTGACGTCGCGAGCGCTTTGGGATATACAAATCTGAATAAGGCAGTGCAAGATCATTGCAAGGGGGTTCCATTTCGTTACCCCCTTGAAACGTCAGGTGGGATTCAACAGATTCGTTTCATCACTGAAGGGGATGTTTATCGCCTGATTGTCTCAAGTCACCTGCCGGGCGCGGAACGTTTCGAGAGATGGGTGTTTGATGAGGTGCTTCCATCGATTCGTCGGACCGGTTTGTACGCGATTGATGAACTACTCGACAATGATGAGCTGCTCGAACAAGCGCTCACGCGTCTACGTGCCGAGCGTGTCAAGCGTCTTGCTGCTGAGCAGGCGTTGCTCGAGGCAGCACCGAAGCTCTCCTACTACGATATCGTGCTGCAATCGCCGTCGTTGATGCCGATTACTGCTATCGCCAAGGACTACGGGCTGAGTGCGAAGAAACTCAACCGACTGTTAGCTGATGAACATATCCAGTTCAAACAGTCAGGCATCTGGTACCTGTACGCCGAGTATGCGAAATGTGGCTACACCCAATCCAAAACCCACCTGCTGGAAAGCGGCAAGACGGTGATGCACACGTATTGGACGCAGAAAGGCCGCCTGTTCATCTATGACCTGTTGAAAAACCGCTGCCACATCCTGCCGGTCATCGAACGACAAGCAGGTGAAACCAAATGAACACACTCCAAAATGACCGACCACTAATCAGTGATCTAACACCGTGGCGTAACTCCAAAGGCTACGCAGACCCGACTGCATATAGGGCGCTGCGGGCTCTGGAAATATCCGAATTCGGCCACCGTCCCTTGACCTATATCTGCTCACCTTACTCCGGGGACGTGCAGATGAATGTGGAGTTGGCACGGGATCTTTCGGCTTATGCGGTGCGCTGCCGGCGTATCCCACTCGCACCTCACCTGCTGTTTCCGCAGTTTATGGATGATACCGATCCGTGGGATCGCGAGCTTGCCATGTTCATGGGTCGCGTGCTGCTTTCTAAGTGCGAGGCGATGTGGGTATATACCCCGCGTGTTTCGCCCGGCATGAAAGCCGAAATTTCCTGGGCACACCAGTTCGAACTCCCGATTACTTATTTTGACCATAATTTTGCGGAGGTGAACCTCAATGACTGACTTCATTTTGTGCACGACTAATCTGGTGAGCGCGCAACGCAACCTCAAATACCCGAATCATCGGCACATCACGAGCGCGGCTGATTTGAAGAACGCTGTGGCACGTGACCATGTGGCGGCCGAATATGAGGGCGATATTCGTTCCACCGACAGGTTCTTGCAATCCACGTGTGTGGTGATGGACATCGATAACGACCATTCCAATAGCCCGGCTGATTGGGTTACACCGGAATCGCTCGCTCTCATCTTCCCGGGCGTCGTTTTGGCGACCGCGACCTCGCGGAATCATTTGAAACCGAAGGGTGAAAAGACCGCCAGGCCGCGCTTCCACGCCTATTTCCCAATCAAGCCGGTAACTGACGCTGCAGTCTATACGGGGATCAAGAAGAAGCTTGCCTCCTATACCGGAATCTTTGACCGTAACGCTCTCGATGCCGCCAGATTTATTTACGGAAACCCGACAGCTGAGGTCACCTGGGTAGACGGTGCTCTATCCATCACCGATTTCCTTGATGCTGACGCGTTCGCCGCACTCGAAATGGCTGCTGGTGAGATTCGGGAAGGTGCCAGGAATGCGACCATGAGTGCTTTCGCTGGGCGAGTGATTGTGCGTTTTGGCAATACTGAGCAAGCACGCCAGCTTTTCGAGACGAAAGCACAAACCTGCGTGCCACCCCTACCAGATAGTGAGTTGGAGGCGATCTGGGCCTCGGCTCTCAAGTTTGGTGCAAAAGTAGCTGCGACACCGGGTTATATTCCACCCGAACGCTACGCTGAAATCCAAGGTCTGCGTCCCACCGATTTCACCGATGTCGGTCAAGCCACCGTGCTGGCAGACGAATATGCGCAAAAACTCGCATTCTCTGAGGCCACAGATTGGTTGGTATATAACGACTCGTTTTGGGAAGAAACCAGACCAGGCTCGCGCGCCATCGCCCAAGAACTCACCACGCGCCAATTAGAGCAAGCCGCACAGCTGCTCAAGAAAGCCCGCGCGGCGTGCGATTCCACTGGGGTCACTCAGTTACTGTCGGCAATGAGCCTGACCAAAGCGAAAAACCTATTCACTAACGTGCAGTGGACCGCTTACGACCAGCTCACTAATGCTCAAGCCTACGAGAAATACGTGCTCAAACGCAGAGATAGCAAGGCGATTACAGCGTCACTGAAGGAGGCAGCTCCGATGCTGCAAGTCACCCAAGCAGACCTTGACGCAGCCCCCTTCGCTCTCAACACTCCTGGTGGCACCATTGACCTCACCACCGGGCAAATGTACGAGCACGACTATGGGGATTTCATCACCAAACAAACCACCACCGATCCCGCCACCAAAGGCATGGACACGTGGTTGGCGGCGCTCGAGGTGTTCTTCCAAGGCGACCAAGAACTAATCGACTATGTGCAGCGAATCGTGGGGCTGACCGCGATCGGCAAAGTCTACGTCGAAGCCCTCATCATCGCCTACGGCGACGGCAGGAATGGTAAATCGACGTTTTGGAACACAATCGCTCGGGTGTTAGGCACATACGCGGGCAACATCTCCGCCGATGCTCTCACTGTGGGTGTGAAGCGGAATGTGAAGCCTGAGCTGGCAGAAGCCAAAGGCAAACGCCTCTTGATCGCGGCAGAGACCGAGGAAGGAATGAGGCTCTCCACCTCTATCGCCAAGCAAATGGCATCCACTGATCTGCTTTATGCGGAAAAGAAATATAAGGCGCCCTTCGCGTTCGCTCCTTCGCATACGCTCGTGCTGTATACAAATCACCTACCGCGCGTAGGTGCAATGGATGTTGGTATTTGGCGCAGGCTGATCGTGATCCCATTCGAGGCAAAAATCGAAGGCTCCTCGGACATCAAAAACTACGCCGAACACCTCTACCAAAACGCCGCTGGTGCCGTTCTGCAATGGATCGTTGATGGTGCCCGCAAAGTGATCGATGACGACTTTGTTTTGAAGCCACCACCTAAAGTGCGTCGAGCCCTGGAGGCCTACCGGTTTGAGAACGACTGGATGACACATTTCTTAGACGATAACTGCGAGATCGACCCGAGCTTCACACAGCCCTCGGGCGAGCTTTATAGCGTCTATCGCGCCTACGCGCTCAGCGTGGGCGAATACGCCAGATCCACGTCCGATTTCTATTCAGCCTTGGAACAACTCGGATTCCGCAGACGCCGCACAAAGAACGCACGCTATGTGGACGGACTACGCCTGAAGAGCGAATTCAACCTTTAGCCCCTAAGTGGTGACACTATCTGTCGGTCTATAACAGAACTTTTCTAAAGAGCAATAAAAGCAAATATCTATATATAAAAAGTTATGTAAACGACTGGCAGAAAGCGTCACCACGTGAGCAGAAAGCAACACGTGATGAAAGAACAACATTTAGAACAAGCACTCGTAAAAACCGTTGAGGCTTTGGGCGGGGTCTGCTGGAAACTAGTCAGCCCCGGAACCGCCGGTGTACCTGACCGAATCGTGCTGTTACCTGATGGGCATGTTGGCTTCGTGGAAGTCAAAGCACCCGGCGGCAAAGTCCGCGCAATCCAAAAACACAGACTAAGGCAGATGAAGCACCTAGGCTTCACCGCACTCGTACTCAATAACCCTGATGAGGTTGAGGAGGTGTGCCATGCAATACAAGCCGCATAACTACCAACAGCTAGCAACGGCTTTCATTGAAGAACACCCGGCTGCAGCGCTACTGCTCGAGATGGGGCTTGGCAAGACCGTCATCACCCTGACAGCAATACAAGATCTCCTCTTCGACTCCTTTGAAGCCCACCGGGTGCTGGTTATTGCGCCGCTGCGCGTAGCAAGGAATACGTGGCCTGCCGAGCAAACAAAGTGGAGCCACTTACGCCAGCTACGCCTGGCAGTAGCTGTCGGCACCGAACGCCAACGCCGCCAAGCAATCAACTCAGGTGCAGACATCACAGTGATGAACCGGGAGAACGTTGACTGGCTTATTACCCGTAGTGGCATCAAGTGGCAGTGGGATATGGTCGTCATCGACGAACTCTCCTCCTTCAAAAACCATCGCGCCAAACGCTTTACCGCGCTCATGAAGATCCGCCCACAAGTAAAGCGCATCGTCGGGCTTACCGGCACCCCAGTCAGCAATGGGTTGATGGACTTATGGGCGCAGTTCCGGCTACTGGATTTGGGTGAGCGGCTCGGACGCTACATTTCCCGCTACCGCGATAAATGGTTCGATCCTGATAAGCGCAACGGGATGCAGGTGTTCACCTACAAGCCTAAACCTGGCGCTGAAGACGAAATCTACCGAGCAATCTCGGATATCACGCTGTCGATGCGAACCAGCGACTACCTCACCCTCCCACCACTGACTGTCACGACCACCGAGGTGACCATGAACGGCAGGGAGCGCAAGGTGTATGACCGACTCGCAGCCGAGATGGTCGTCGAGCTGGGCGATGAGGTGATTGACGCGGCCAATGCTGCCGTCCTGGCTGGCAAGCTCACCCAACTAGCGTCTGGTGCGATCTACACCGAAGCAGGCGACTCTATCGTGGTACACGGCCGCAAACTCGATGCCCTTGAAGACCTCATCGAAGCTGCGAATGGGAATCCCGTGCTTGTGGCGTATTGGTGGCAACACGACCTAGCACGCATCCGTGAGCGCTTCCCGCAAGCCAGACAGTTAAAAACTTCAGCGGATATTGAGGCTTGGAATGACGGTGAAATCCCACTCGGGTTGATTCACCCAGCCAGCGCTGGGCATGGGCTCAACCTCCAACAAGGCAGCTCAATCCTCATCTGGTATTCCCTCACCTGGAGCCTTGAGCTCTACCAGCAAACCAACGCCCGCCTGTATCGGCAAGGCCAGACCAAGCCGGTGACTATTACGCATATTGCGACCAAAGATTCGATAGATCAGCGGATCTTATCGGCACTCGAATCTAAGAACATGACCCAGTCGGCGCTCATCGACGCGGTAGCGCAGACCTTGAAAGGAGAAACCAAATGAGCGTTACACATCAAGAAACCGACATCACCTGGCGCTACGTTGACCGCCGCGCCGCTGCTATCAACGCCCTGCGCGACTACGCCACTATGGAAACCATCATCGATAACACTCCCGACGACCTGAAAGCCATCGAAGCAGACCTGCCCAGCCTGTCCTCCCCCGTCTTGGATGGCAGCCGCCGTGCGTTCAACCCCACCGCGGCCGAGGACAAAATCCTTAACCATTTGGAACGGATCGATAACCGTACGAGGAAGTACCTGCAAGCCAAGGATTACATGGACTGGTTCAACCCCGCATGGCAAGCGCTCACCGATGAGGAGCGTGACGTGCTAGAGGTTTGCTTCCTTTCCGGGTACGAGTCCGCCACTGATGCGATTTATGAGGTGCAAGAGCGGCTAAACGTGGAACGCTCCACCGCCTACAACCGGCGCAAAACCGCCCTCGACCACCTCACCAGTCTCCTCTACGGACGCTAAACCCGGTTGGACAAAACCCGGACGACATTCCCGAATCAAACCCGATATAGTGTAACTAGTTAGAAAAAGGTCAAAGCCCCGAGCGGAAAATATCCTCTCGGGGCTTTACCATCACCACAGGAGATAACGGGAATGCCACGCAAACCCAAGCGCCCGTGCTCTGCGCCTGGCTGTCCCGAACTAACCCGCGAAAGGTTCTGCCCGCTCCACGCCAAAAAGGCAGATAAGAACTATCGTAAGTTTCAACGTGACCCGAGAATCAACAAGCGTTACGGTGCGCGCTGGCGCCGCATCCGTGCCGCATATATTTCCCAGCATCCTTTGTGCGAAGACTGCCTGGAAAAAGGAGTGACCACCCCAGTTGCCGAAGTCCACCACGTCCTACCCTTAGACCATGGTGGCAGCCACGACTTTTCTAACCTGCGCAGCCTTTGCAAACCCTGCCACTCCAGGCAGAGCGCGTTAGACGGTGACAGATGGAGGCAAGCCCTTCAGGTCTACACCTACTAGATTTTTTGAAAAACGCGACATAACCACCAAGCACTTCCCCACCCTAAAAATATCGACCTTGTTCCCACGCCACGTTACGGGACCAGTCGAGAATTCGGTTAGGGGTTGGGGCCCTCGAATCTCTACAGCTTTGACGAAGGTCAGCGGGCGGGGCCAACCGTACACAAAAAGACCGAATCAAACAGGGTATTAACCCGCAAGCCCTCCATTACCGGGCTAACCGCCTGGAAGGAGGCGAGATTTCATGGCGAAAGACGGAACCAATCGTGGTGGGCGCCGTGTGAGGGCTGGCGCGAAACCCGACCCGCTGAGTGAGAAACTCGCTAAGGGTCTGCCTGCTACTCGCCTGGAAGATCCGCTAGCGACGCCTTTTGATTTCGAGGGCGCAGATGTTGGCGATGGCGCGGTGCTTGCTGGTGAAGTGATGCCGGAGCCGTCTGATTATCTGTCGGAGGTTCAGCGTGATGGTAAACCCTTGGGTGCTGACCTTGTCTACAAAGAAACCTGGCAGTGGTTGGATGAGCGTGGTTGTACGAGGTTTGTTTCTAAGCGTCTGATTGAGGCCTACGCCCAGGCTTTCGCCCGGTACGTGCAGTGTGAGCAGGCGATCTCCAAGTTTGGTTTGCTCGGCAAGCACCCGACCACAGGGGCTGCTATCGCTTCCCCGTTCGTTGCGATGAGCCAATCTTTTGGTAAGCAAGCAAACGTGTACTGGTATGAGATTTTCGAGATTGTGCGATCTAACTGCACCACTGACTATTCGGGTGCGGCCCCGGGTGATGAGGTTATGGAGCAGCTGTTGAAAGCACGCTCGTAGATGCGTCCTAGTGTTTTTGAGCTTATTTGAGGCGTTTTCTTGCGCTGAAGCCTACCCCTAGCGCGATTCCGACTCCTGTGCCGTTTGCTACCCCCAAGGCGATATCGTCCATAATGAACCCAAAGATAATGCCGACCAACATCCCGGCAATCATTCCGTAAGCCACGGCTTTACCATTGCCGCCGGAAGGTTCTGACGGATTAGGTTTACTCGTTTCGTCTTGCACGAATCCCAGTATCACACACGATTCGGGTTTTCCTCGTTTTCTTCGCTCCCTGCTCCTGGCTGACATGGTGGGGAGTTTTTGTTTCTTTTGATTTTTTCTACTGAAAGGGCATTCCTATGACTACGGTTCTAAGCGCTGAAGCAGTGTGTATCGGTCACCCCGATAAACTGTGCGATTTAATTGCTGATCAGATTCTCGATGAAATTCTCTACGCCGATCCCAACGCCCGCGCCGCGGTAGAGGTCATGGCTACTGGGCGACGCATTATTGTCACTGGTGAAATCAGCACTAATGCTCGTGTGGACTTGCGTGATTGCGTACGCACAGCACTTACTGCAGCTGGCTATAAGCCGTGGAGATTTTTGGTGTACGTGTGGGTGCGGCGTCAATCTAGCGATATTAACGACGGGGTGAGCACATCTTTAGAGGCTCGCTATGGCGATGAGTCCGCTTATTGTCTTCAGGGGGCTGGTGATCAAGGCACGGTCTACGGTTATGCCTGCACTGATACTCCTGAGCGTTTACCGTTGCCTCTTGTTTTAGCCCACGAGATTTGTAAACGGCTAGATGATGCGCGCAAGCAAGGAACCATCACTGGGATCTTCTCGGATGGTAAAGCACAAGTTTCGGTGCGCTACAACGAGGTAGGTAAACCGCTATCTATCGAAACCGTTGTGGTTTCCGTCCAGCACGATGAATCCAAGGATTTTGAGGTGTTGCGCCGTGAAATAACTTCGCTGATTGTTGGCCCAGCATGTCAGCCATATCTACCGGTAAGCCCGGACACGGTTGTGTTGATCAACCCGTCCGGGCGGTTCGTGGAGGGCGGCCCTAAAGCTGACACCGGACTCACCGGTCGAAAACTTATGGTTGACACCTATGGCGGGCTGGCCGGACATGGTGGTGGAGCTTTCTGTGGTAAAGATGCTTCTAAGGTTGACCGGTCGGGTGCTTATATGGCGCGGCTGATCGCGAAAACCGTGGTGGATGCGGATCTTGCATCCCGGTGCCAGGTGGCGATTAGTTACGCGATTGGCAAAGCCGACCCGGTTGCTTTCAGTGTGGACACGCTCGGCACCGGCCAATACACCGACGAAATAATCACGGCTGCAGCTAGAGATGTGTTCAATCTTCGGCCAGCAGCAATCATCGACCAATTTGGGCTGCGAGCACCCGGCTATGTGCGCTATTCGACGTATGGGCATTTCGGGGATTACACACGCAAGTGGGAAGACACCTGGACTACTAGCCGCGAAATTGTCAAGGCGGTGAAAAAGCATGCGCATCAAGCAAATAGCGCTAACTGATCTCACCCCAGCTGACTACAACCCCCGCAAAGACCTACAACCTGGGGACGCGGACTACGACAAACTCAAACGCTCCCTGAGCGAGTTTGGGTATGTGGAGCCGGTCATCTGGAACAAAACCACCGGAAATATTGTAGGTGGGCATCAGCGTCTGAAAGTACTGGCTGATCTGGGCTATAAAACCGTAGACTGCGTGGTCGTTGAGCTAGACGAAACCCGCGAAAAAGCGCTCAACGTTGCTCTAAACAAGATCAGTGGCGATTGGGATGAATCCAAACTCGCCCTACTCATAGCCGACCTGGATGCTTCCGATTTCGAGGTTGAACTCACCGGTTTCGACGAATCCGAAATACAACAGCTGATAGGTTCTCTTGACGGCGACAGTATCGAGGACGATAACTTCGACCTGAACGCCGCCCTAGAAGCGGCAGCCTTTGTCGAAAAAGGCGATATCTGGAGGATTGGTAGGCATCGCCTAATGTGCGCGGACGCCACGAACCCGGCCGATGTCAAAACCTTGATGGATGGCAAACAGGCTAATCTGGTGGTCACAGACCCGCCTTACAACGTGGACTTCAAATCGAACAGCGGCCTGAAAATCGCAGGCGATAAGCAAGACGCAGACGCGTTTTATGAGTTTCTGCTGGCTGCGTTCACCAATATGGCAGACGCTTTGGAGAAGGGTGGGTCTGCATATGTTTTCCATGCCGACACCGAAGGATTGAACTTCCGTCGCGCTTTTCAAGACGCTGGATTCTACCTGTCGGGCTGTTGTATTTGGGTTAAAGACTCCCTCGTACTGGGTCGTTCCCCGTATCAGTGGCAGCACGAACCGGTGCTGTATGGCTGGAAGAAAGACGGCTCTCACGCTTGGTATGCGAATCGCAAACAAACCACAGTGTGGAATTTCGCCAAGCCCCGCAAAAACAGTGACCATCCGACTTCGAAGCCGTTGGATTTGCTGGCTTATCCGATTCGTAACTCCACCCAAACCAACGCAATCATCCTCGATACCTTTGCTGGCTCTGGTTCCACGCTAATGGCTGCAGAAGCCACAGACCGCACTGCCTACTGCATGGAGCTAGATGAGAAATACGCTTCCGTGATTCTGCGCCGCTACGCCGAAACAAGTGGGGATAGTGCCGGTATCACGTGTGAGCGAGGCGGCGGGCAATACGCCTACCTGGATCTGGTCAAAGAGGTCGAGCGCCCCAAGCAGAAAGGCTAACTCGTGAGACAAACTTTAAGGCTAGGCTCGCTTTTTGATGGCTCGGGTGGTTTCCCACTCGCGGCAACAAAGGTTGGTATCGAACCGGTGTGGGCGAGCGAGATTGATCCCTTCCCGATCCTCGTCACCACCACGCGCCTTCCGCAAATGCAACACCTAGGAAACATCTGCAACATTGACGGCAGTCAGCTAGAGCCAGTGGATGTGGTCACGTTTGGCTCTCCTTGCCAAGACCTATCGGTGGCAGGTAAAAGGGCAGGCTTATCTGGCGAACGCTCGGGTCTATTCCACCAAGCTGTCAGAGTCATCAAGGAAATGAGAAAGGCAAGTCATGGTCTATATCCAAGATTCGCTGTTTGGGAAAACGTGCCCGGAGCCTTCTCAAGCAATAAAGGGGCAGACTTCCACAGCGTCCTGCAAAACCTCATCTCGGTTGTCGACGGGCAAGCAGCGGCTGACCTACCTCGAGTACAAAAGTGGCATAAAGCTGGAGCGGTCGTGGCAGACCAATGGAGTATTGCGTGGCGAGTATTGGACGCGCAATTTTTCGGAGTACCCCAACGACGTAGAAGAATCTACCTTATCGCAGATTTTGCAAGCGAGCGTGCCGGACAAATACTCTTTGAGCCCACGGGCAGCTCAAGGAATCTTGCGCAGGGCTGCAGTGAAAAGCAAAACCCTCCCACCAATCCTCGAGCAGGCACTCACGAGGCAAGCAAATCTTTAGATGTGTTCGCCTTGCGGATGCGGGCAGGTAAACCAGGTGGTGGTAAAGGTCCGCTCGTGCAAACAAATCTGTCAGGCACGCTCGGATGCAGTAACGATCAGAGTATTATTGAGCCGCTACTATTTGACCATCATCCCCAAGACGCGAGAGTTACTGGACCACGTGATGTCGCCTCAACCGTGACCGCTCGTTACGGCACTGGCGGAGGCAATACTCCCATCATCGCTACCGCCTACGGTTTCAATGCGTTACATGAGGGACGCGGCGCGGCAGTGGGCAGGTACGGTTATTCAACCGAGGTATCCAAGACGCTCGATACGTCAGGGATAACTCCGACCTGCAACCAAGGCGGCATCGCCATCGTCGAACCCGACGTTGTGAGTGCCTCGAAGGCAGACTTCTTCTGCCGAGGAAACGTCAATATTGCTGGTGCTCTGTTGGCTTCGGACTCAACTGAGCCGCCCCTGGTCACCGACCCTGGCATGCCCGAATACCGCGTTAGACGCTTAACCCCAACCGAATGCGCCCGCCTACAAGGATTCCCTGATACTTGGACAGACGGACTCGCCATCGAGAACCCGAGCGAAGACGTGCTGGATTATTGGTGGCAAGTCTGAGCCAGCTGGGGCAAGGTGCAAGGATTGAAAAAACCTAAAACCCGCACGCAAGTACGCAAATGGCTGGCTAATCCAGTGACCGACCGGGCGTTATACAAGCTGTGGGGAAACGGGATAGCTTTGCCGTGCGCTGAACTCGTGCTTTCCCAGATAGTCACTGAGGCCACTAAAACTCCTGGATTTTAAGGCGAAAATGACTGGATAAGCCCGCGAACCTATGGCTGTATATACATGACCAAACAACCAGCAAGAAAGAGAGGGTTTGGTGATGATGGGACAGCTATACGCCGATCTAGAAGAAATCGAAAACCTCGGAATAGACCTAACCTGTATTAATGCGGTTAAACACGCTGCTAAACAGCGCGGTTATGGGCAGGTAGAAGCCATCGTGTCCAATTTCCCACACGACTTCATGCGCCTCATCCGCACATGGCTGGACGTTCAAAGCATCGAATTTGATGGTGAGGAGGATGAGCAATGGTGAACACCAAAAAGGCTGAAAACTACGGGCTCGTAGTCACCCTGCCCGCCACGCTTGATGAGACTGAGCTGGCAAGGCTGCATGAACTTATCGCAGCCAAGAAAGACTTGATCGCTAAAGCGCTCGGCGCGAGCCAGCTTAGCATCACCACCAGTAGTGAGGGGCTGAGTTTCCCGTGGTGGGATGAGCTGCCCGAGTTCGAGAAGATCACTGCCTACACCGAGTTCTTAACGAAGCTGATCACCTACGCCAAACGGATCCACCGCACCGTAACCCGCAGTACAAGACAGGTAAGTAATGAGAAGTATGAACTGCGTTCCCTGCTTTACCGCATCGGACTTTCTGGTAAAGAGCATAAGGAAGTACGCAAGATTTTACTTGCACCATTAAGCGGTGATTCTGCGTGGAAAACCCCGCCACAAGTAAACACTAACCAAGAGATGTAAACCACTATTTATTAGGCAAAATAGGTGGCAAAATGACTGGATAAGTAGCGAAGTCTATGGCTGTATATACATACCGAAACGGTACACAACAGAAAGGCACCAGCCATGAACACCAAAGAAGCTGAATGCAGCGTCGAGGAAGAAAACACCGAACGCCTTATCGGACGTGCTAACCGGTTGGGATACACCATCACCAACATTGAGATCGAACCTGGCCGGGTCGCGATTTCTATTGTTCCTTCCCCACTATTCCCCTACACCCCGGAGCTTGACCAGGATTTTGAAACCGATCAATGGCGGGTGCAAACCACCGCCTACGGAGCGTTGAACCTAGACAACATCAAACAAGTCACCGAGGGATACGGGCGGGCAGCAGCGATGGTGCGTGAACTTGAGCATGCTACACCAGGAAACGTTGTCAACTACCACCTGACCCGTTAAAACTAAACACACAGGCAACCCCACCTGGCGTGGGGTTTTCCTTTATCGTGAAGCGTTATGACCTAGAGATGTACATCTCTAAGTTTTCTTGAAAATAGGCGGAAAATGACTGGATAAGTAGCGAAGTCTATGGCTGTATATACATACCGAAACGGTACACAACAGAAAGGTAGCAGCCATGAACAGCACAAAGGTCACCAGCGAAACCCTCCAGATGAGCGTTGATTCCTACGGGACGGTTCTTGCCTACGGGAACTACACGCTAGCAAGTTTTGCTACCTGGACCAAGACTGAAGGATTTGGCAATAACGCCCAAATCTACCGGTTGATGGAAGAACCCGTCAGCGGGTTCGGGCCTAATTCGAGGGGCCGCGGAGAATGCGAACTCGAACTCATCGCTGAGTCAGACCATGTTTTCGCTGACGCTGGACATGCGATGGCCTGGGCGTTAGCTAATCTGCCCGAAGCATAGCCCGCCGGGCATGAGAGCACCTGCTATCGCTGGTAGCAACTGACTTTTTAACCAATAGAAGGTAACTGATTCGTATGCGTCAGCTAGCTGAATATCAACCGACACGGTTCATGGCTGAAAGCTCGCGCTATGACAAGCGTCGAGCCGATTTTGCGGTCGCGTTCATCCAAGCTTTAAAGCATACGAAAGGTCGGTGGGCAGGAAAACCTTTTATGTTGATTGATTGGCAAGAACAAATCATTCGCGACCTTTTCGGGGTGGTCAAACCTGACGGGTTTCGCCAATTCACTACGGCTTACGTGGAGATCCCGAAGAAACAGGGCAAGAGTGAACTTGCCGCCGCCGTCGCACTCTTGCTGTGTTGCGGCGATGGCGAGGAACGCGCTGAAGTTTATGGGTGTGCTGCCGATCGGCAACAAGCATCCATCGTGTTCGAAGTGGCAGCCGACATGGTGAGAATGTGTCCCCCACTAGCCAAGCGGGTAAAGATCCTTAGAAGCCAAAAACGTATCATCTACTCCCCCACCAATTCCTTCTACCAGGTACTGTCGGCTGAGGCCTATTCCAAACACGGATTCAATATTTCCGGAGTGGTATTCGATGAGCTACACACCCAACCCAACCGGGCGCTCTTCGACGTGATGACCAAAGGCAGTGGGGATGCTCGCACCCAGCCGCTGTACTTCCTGATCACAACCGCCGGCACCGACACCCACAGCATCTGCTACGAGCAACACCAAAAAGCCCAAGACATTCTGGATGGCAAAAAGATCGACCCCACCTTTTATCCAGTCATCTATGGGGCGGGGCAAGATGATGATTGGACCGATGAAGCCGTGTGGCATAAAGCCAACCCATCCTTGGACGTGACGGTGCCAATCCAGAAAGTTAGGGACGCTTGTAATAGTGCCAGGCAGAATCCGGCTGAAGAAAACACCTTCAGACAGTTGCGTTTGAACCAGTGGGTCAAACAGTCTGTGCGGTGGATGCCTATGAATACCTGGAACGAAAACGATGCCCCAGTCCACTTGGATGAGTTAGAAGGCCGTGTTTGTTACGGCGGGCTCGACCTGGCATCCACCACCGATATCACTGCTTTCGTGCTCGTATTCCCACCCAGGGATGACGATGACAAATACACGGTCGCGCCCTGGTTTTGGATACCCGAAGACAACCTCAAACTCAGAGTTTCTAGGGATCACGTCCCCTACGACCTGTGGAACAGTCAAGGATTCCTGGAGACGACCGAGGGCAACGTGGTGCACTACGGGTATATCGAGAAATTCATTGAGGATCTTGGCACCCGGTTTAATATCCGAGAAATCGCTTTCGACCGGTGGGGTGCGGTCCAAATGAGCCAAAACCTTGAGGATGCTGGTTTCACGGTAGTGCCTTTCGGGCAAGGCTTCAAAGACATGTCCCCACCCTCCAAAGAACTCATGAAACTCGCCCTAGAAGGCAAGCTGGCCCATGGCGGACACCCGGTGCTGGCCTGGATGGTCGATAACATTCACGTGCGCACCGACCCGGCAGGCAACATCAAACCCGACAAACAAAAATCCACCGAGAAGATCGACGGCGTAGTAGCCACCATCATGGCCTTGGATCGAGCAATAAGATGCGGCAACACCCCAGAGGCGAGCTCAGTTTATGATTCGCGGGGACTATTGGTGCTATGAGATTTTGAGTGAAACGAGCTGCCAATCTTGTTAGCTGTTACTGCTAACAGTGAATAAACGACCCCGTAGATGAGCGCGGATTCGTTGAAAAAGATAACCGTGGGCACCATGAAAAACAGTATCGGCATCACTATCCATAAAACAGTGAAGCCCTCCGTGACTGCGTCCCAGGCAGCTAGCGCAATAGTGGCGAGAGGAAATGCTATGAACAGCATCAAGATAAACGCCACCATCCCTAAATCGGAGGCATTGCCTAATCCGATGGCGGCTGTCGTGAGAGCAGACAGTAAAAGATAACAGGCGAAAAGCGCGCCAAGTCGCGCCCAGGTGCCGCGTCTTTCCCACCTTCGCATGCACTCATTTTTCCATGACCAGAAGGGAAAAACCATGGGTCTTAGAAACTGGCTACGCGGCAGAACCAAACCAGTTGAGAATCACCAGCTGTCCACCAGCTACAGCTTCTTGTTCGGGCCGACATCTGCTGGGCGTCCGGTGACCGAACGTAGCGCGATGCAAATGACTGCCGTCTATAGCTGCGTACGGATCCTGGCTGAAGCGATAGCCGGCCTACCCCTGCACGTATACCGTTACAAGGACGGTGGCGGTAAAGAAAAAGCTACAGATCACAATCTTTACCGGTTGTTGCATGATGAACCTAACCCCGAGATGACGAGCTTCGTGTTCCGAGAAACGCTCATGACGCACCTATTGTTGTGGGGTAACGCGTTCGCTCAGGTAGTGCGTAACGGTCTAGGCGAAGTCATAGGTCTCTATCCACTCCAACCGAATCGGATGAGCGTAGGCAGGGATCTAGACAGCAAGGCTTTATATTACGAATACCAAACCAGCTGGGACGAACCCGCAGGCGAGTACCAAACCATCCGTCTTACCCCTAACGATGTGCTTCATATTCCAGGTCTTGGTTTCGATGGGTTGGTTGGTTATTCCCCAATCGCGATGGCAAAAAACGCTATCGGACTCGCGCAGGCTACCGAAGATTACGGTGCTTCATTTTTTGCTAACGGGGCGGCTCCGGGCGGGGTGTTAGAACATCCAGGCACGATCAAAGACCCTTCTCGGGTACGCGAATCCTGGCAACAAACCTTCGGTGGGCCTGGTAACGCCAACAAAGTCGCTGTTTTGGAAGAGGGAATGAAATACACGCCGATCTCGGTAAGCCCAGAGCAGGCACAATTTTTAGAAACACGGAAGTTTCAGCTCAACGAAATCGCCCGAATTTTCCGTATCCCACCCCACATGATTGGCGATCTGGAAAAATCTAGCTTCAGCAATATTGAGCAGCAGAGCTTGGAGTTTGTGAAATACACGCTTGATCCGTGGGTAATCAGGTGGGAACAAGCCATCACGAAAACTCTTTTGAACCCGCGTGAAAAGCAGCAGTTGTTTGTGAAGTTCAATGTCGAGGGGCTGCTGCGCGGGGATTACCAGTCGCGTATGGAGGGCTATGCGGTGGCTCGCCAAAACGGTTGGATGAGCGCCAACGATATACGCGAGCTAGAGAATCTCGACCGCATCGATGAGGTCGATGGTGGGGATCTGTACCTGGTTAATGGGAACATGCTGCCGCTTGATATGGCCGGGGCTTACGCAGCCACCAAACAATCCGAAAAAGGCGAGTCTGGTGATGAAGTGCCTAAAGAACCTAGAGAGAACCAACTATTGAGGAGGAGAATGTGAAGCGTTTTTGGAACTGGCTAACCCCACAGGCAAGTGGCCCGAACAGTGATGGGGGTGAAAGGGTTTTGCGTATTAACGGGGTTATCGCTGAGGAATCATGGCTAGATGATGAGATAACCCCAGCGGTTTTTGCTTCCGAGTTAAACGCGGGGTCTGGGCCGGTCACTATCTGGCTGAATTCGCCTGGCGGTGACGTAGTGGCAGCTGCTCGTATCTATAACATGCTGCTGGATTATCCCGGTAAAGTCACGGTGAATATTGATGGGATCGCGGCATCGGCGGCATCTGTGATTGCTATGGCGGCGTCCACGGTGGCTATGAGCCCGGTTTCGATGCTCATGATCCATAATCCGGCCACGCTCGCTATGGGTGATAAAACCGAGCTGTCGCGTGCCCTCGACATGCTCGAGAGTGTCAAGGACTCGATTATCAATGCTTACCAGCTCAAGACTGGGTTGAGCAGGGCGAAGTTGTCGAAGTTGATGGATGCCGAGACCTGGATGGACGCAACTGCAGCCATCGAACTTGGGTTCGCCGACGAGCTGCTGACTGGTAAACGAGCACCAACCCCAGACAAAGAGGACGAAGAATCTGAAGAGCCGGGTGAAGACGAGCCGGATGAGGACGATTCCGGCGGGGATGACGAGCAAGGCCCTGCCCGTAAGAAGCCGCCGTTGCCGCCCAAAAACAAGGGTGGTGTGGTGTTTTCCAGAAAGGCCGCGGAACAGCGCCTCGTCGCGCAGTTAGCTGGCCAGCGAAAAGATAGTGCTCCGCCTGGCTCACTGCCATCTCCTGATACCCGTTGTTCTTTGCAGCCCGCTGTCTCTTGTGGTCGGCGGGTTGTTGATTTATACGCCCAACTAACTGATCAACCCCACTAAACCCTTAAGAGAGGAACTTTTTATCATGACTACTGTTACTGATTTGTATACCCGGCGTGCCCAAACCTGGAACAAGGCTAAGAAGTTTCTAGATGAGCGCCGCGATAGCGAGACTGGCTGTCTAAACGCCGAAGATGACGCGGCCTACGCCAAAATGGAGGCCGAGATTGAAGCACTTAGCGGCGAGATCGCTCGATGTGAGCGAGCCGAACGCCTAGAAAACACTCTTGCCAAGGCGACCTGTAATCCCATCACTTCCGCTCCTGGAAGCGCCATGGGCAAAGACAGTAAGGTCAAGCCTGCCCGTGCTAGCACTTCCTACAAGCGGGCGTTTTGGGATGCGATGCGCCTAAACACCTCGCCGGTGGAAGTAAGGAACGCTTTAAGCGAGGGTGTGGATTCTGAGGGCGGATACCTAGTGCCGGACGAGTTCGAACGCACCCTAGTGCAGTCTTTAGCCGACCAAAACATCATGCGAAGCCTCGCCAAGGTTATTCAGACCACTAGCGGGGATCGTAAAATCCCTGTCGTGTCTACCCATGGCACCGCTACCTGGCTGGATGAAGGCAAACCATATAGCGAATCCGATGAAGCCTTCACCCAAATCTCCCTGTCGGCGTTCAAGCTGGGCACCTTCCTCAAAATCAGCGAAGAACTGCTCAACGATGCAGCGTTTAACGTTGAACAATACCTAGCGAGCGAGTTTGCTCGCCGTATCGGTGCGGCCGAAGAAGAGGCATTCCTTGTAGGAGATGGGCAGGGTAAACCAACCGGCATCTTCAACGCCACGGGTGGGGCCGAGGCTGGTGTGACGACCGCCAAGGCGACCGACATCACAGCTGACGAACTCATCGACCTGCACTACAGCCTGCGTGCCCCGTATCGGGCGCGCGCGGTGTGGCTGATGAATGATGCAACCGTCAAAACCGTACGCAAGCTCAAGGACGGTAACGGGCAATACCTGTGGCAGCCAGCCCTGACTGCTGGGACTCCCGACATGATCCTTGGCCGACCCGTCTACACCAGTGTTTTTGCACCTGAGCTTAAAGCGGGGGCGCGCACAGTAGCGTTCGGTGACCTTGGTTTTTATTGGATTGCTGACCGGCAAGGCCGCTCCTTCAAACGCCTAAACGAGCTATTGCAACCACCGGGCAGATCGGGTTCCTCGCCTCCCAACGCCTAGACGGCAAGCTAGTCTTACCCGAAGCAATCAAGGTTCTTTCCCAAAAGACCGCGGGGTAAACCATAAAAATAGTTAGGAGGTGGCAGCCATGAAAACAGACGAACTCATGGCCTTAGTCAAGCAGAATCTACTGGTCAACCATAGCGAGGATGATTCTTTGATTGCCTCGTTTGTGTTGGCTGCCACCTCCTATGCAACCGCTTACCAACATCTGCCCGAGGACTACTACGACAAACGGAGCCCATGTCGCAGGCAACCCGGCAAGGCATTATCATGCTCGCCACCCATTTCTACGAATCCAGAGATGGAGCAACCGCCGGGTTTTGGGCAGACAAAACCGATGCTGCCCGCTCCGTGTGGAACGCAGTCAACACCCTGCTTCGCCTGGATCGGGACTGGAAAATCTAAAGAAAGGCGCGCCTTGTGGCAACGCTAGGCAAAATAAGCGAGCACATCGACCTGATACAGCCAGTGGTTACTAAAGACGCTGCCGGGTTCGCCACTACTAGTGACGAGGTTATAGCTTCGGTACGCGCATATATGGAAGTGCGGCACGCAAGTGGTGCGTGGGTCAACCGCGCCGCCTACACCAAAGCAGACCTGTTATTTAGGATTCGAGCAATACCCGGCATAAAAATAACCGAGGCGATGCAAATCAGCTCCGCACGTGGCAGGTACGTTATTGATGCTGTTGAACCTATAGGCCGTTACCTCCAGATCCTCGCCCACCGCACCGAAGCAGAAGGAGCACCCTGATGGCTAGAGTACAAATCAAGCTTCCCAACGATTTCATTGACGCACTCGACTCAGCCAGCAGCCTCATTGATAACTCCGCTGAGCAAGTGCTTAAAGCCGGGGCTAATATCGTGGAGCCGCGTATGCGCTCTAACCTTTCTGCAGCAATCGGTTCGAATACCAAACAGCCCTCCCGTTCTACCGGTCAGCTCGCCAAAGCGTTAGGAACCGCGCCAGTAAAAGTCAAAAGCCGTGGAGACTATAACGTTAAAGTTGGTTTCGCCGAGAACCGAGACGATGGTAGAGCTAACGCACTAATCGCTAACGTTCTTGAACACGGGCGCTCCAACCAGCCCGCTAGACCCTTCCTAGCCCCCACGCGTTCACAAACCAGGCGAGCCGCAATAGCCGCAATGAAACAAACCCTAGCCGCGCGAATCCAGCAGGTGAAACCATGAGCGGGCTTTTAGAAAACATAAGCCACATCGCTAAACAACTTCGGCTCTCCTATGCAGTCAGCTGCTACACCGATTCCCCAGCCCCAGACACGTATCTAGTATTCACCCCGTTAACAGATTCTTTCGAGGTTTTCGCCGACAACACCCCTGGCATCGAAGTCGAAGAAGTCCGCATCGCACTGTTCACGAAAACCAACTACTTAGCACTAAGAGACCAGATCACGAAAGCTCTAATCAGCGCTCGTCTGGTTATCACAGGCAGGCGCTATATCGGATACGAGGCGGATACCGGTTTTCACCACTATTCCATCGATGTTTCGAGTTTTAGAGCCTGTCCTTAAGAGTTTGCAATGATCAGGAAAGTCAAAAATCCGATGAACAAGATCTCCAGGACTAACCCGATGACGTTAATGACTTTTTCGCTCTTTTCAGGCCAGAATCTGGCTAGCAGAGCAAAAACTACTAAGCCAGTAGCGGCTCCAGCAGTGTTCATTATGACATCGGTGATATCGCTGACCCCAATAGCGAAAACGTACTGAACGACCTCGAATGCCACGCTTGCTAAAAACGGTGGGAGCAATTGAATTAACCATGAGCGCCGTTTCAACAACATCCTCATGTACAAGCCAAACGGGATGAAAATAAGGAAGTTGACCACGATCTCATCAAAGAAGTTCGACCCGTAAAGATTCGCAGAATCTGTAAATGGGATCAGATTTAAGTAGCGCGCATGCCGCATGCTCAGTATGTCGTCAACGCTGGTGGCGAATTTGAACAGCACCATCCACAACAACAAGAGCAGATAAATCCCGAACACCGCATAGGTCAAGCGTCGCGTTTTCTCTCTCATGCCCCAATTCTATCTCTTTCTATCTCTCGATGACATCTAACGAAAATTACTACCCAAAAGGAGAAACATCATGGCAACTATTGGTTTAGACAAGCTCTACTACGCGAGCATTAGCGAAGATCCCACTAGCGGTGAGGAAACTTATGCCGTTCCTAAACCGCTGGCTAAAGCAATATCTGCAGAATTGTCTGTGGAGTTGGATATTAACCCGACCTTTTCCCACTGTGGTTTTTTGTCATGATCGCGCAGGCGCTCTACAAAGTTTTCTGTCTTGCCTATATAGCACCACGTGTTCTCAATAGCTTCAGGGTCATTACCAAGAAGAATATACACACCATTACAAGCGATTGAGCTGAATGACCCCGTGTTTGCATGGGGTTTTTGAGACGTTTGAGTTTGTTTGAACCTCGTAGCGACTAGACATCATAATTCTGCTGAAGTCAACACCGCTTTAGCAGGAATTTTTATGGTTTTTGCTTCTAATCATAAAGAGATTATTTGCGGAACTCGGGATGGTAAAAACTCAGCAAAATTGCCGCAGCTATCAGGACTGCGCAACATGTCATTGGTAGCCACGGAGAGAGTCCGTAAAGTGCGGTAGAGGCTATCGGTGCCACTACATAGGCAGCACCATTGTTAGCATTAATCAACCCGGCCAGCCCACCTTGCTCTTCGGGCTTCATTTGCAAAGTAGGCGCCGTGTTGTAGCCAGGCATCGCCAGGCCTAGACCAAAGCCTGTCAAGATGCTGGCCACGATGAACAGTCCAAGATTTAGTGGATAAACCAAGAGTAGTAACCCGAGAAGAACGATTATTAATCCTCTTCTAAAGAGTTTTTTAGCACCCCAGTTTAACCTTGGAGCCACCAAGGCCTGCGCCAGTATCATCACCACACCCATTATTGACATGCACAAAGCGGTGAGCCCTGCTGTTGCGCCGGCCGCTAGCTTCAAAACATCCTGCAGTAAAAAGCCGAAAAGTGTAGCCACGGTAGAAAAAGCAGTAAACATTAGGAAACCGCAAGCCAGGAACACGAATACTCTTGAATCAAAATAGGAAACTTTTGCCGGTTGAGCGACTTTTTCTTCGCCACCTGTGGGTTTGAATGTTAGCAGCAAAACGGCAACGCCCAAAAGCATGACCAAAGGCATCACCAGCAAGGGCATCATGAAACCTCCTATGGCTGCAAGGCTGCCACCCAATAAGGCTCCAAGAATAGACGAGAATCCTTGTGCAGCGCCCAAGACTCCCAGACCTTTTACCCGTTGCGTCTCATTGTAGGTATGAGTCACAACGTAGGTTTGCGCGGCTGGGGAAACTGATGCGATGGCACCGCCGTACAGCACGCCCCTAGTTATGACTACTCCTATGATCAACGCTATGCCGGTGAGCAGACCCTTAAATCCTAGCCACACCACCATAGCGAATCCGCCTAGAGCCAGGATTCCGGCAAGCATGCCAATAAGCAAGATACGCCGAGATCCCCATCGCAATGAGACCCGTCCCCACCTGGTGGAGGTAAGAGAAAACATTACGGCTGCTAACGAAATGGTGGCGCCAATGTGCCATTCCTTCAACCCGATTTCGCGCGATAGCGGAGCCAGAATTGGATTAAGAATCATCTGCCCCATATATGCCAGTAAAACCGTCAAAAACAAGGGAAACAGTCCCGCTATTTTTGATTCGACTTTCTCGTTTCGTTCATTAGTGGCACACATTAAAACATCCTTTCCAAAGCGAGCAACCAATCAAGCTGAAACAATACTAGAACAATGTTCTAGTATTGTCGAGGTTAAGGATATGCTGTTTTCGTGGGAAATAAAGACAAGCGGGTAAACACGGGTAGACGCGCCTGGCTGACGCAGGAAAAGATCATGTACACCGCAATGGAACTGACCCGAGAGTGCGGTCTAGAAAAATGGTCAATTCGCGACCTTGCGCAGCGTCTGGGAGTAGTTCCCTCTGTCATCTACCACCATTACCAAAACCGTGACGCCATTACCGCTTCTGTAATCGGCGAGATCACTAGCACCATCGAGCTACCGGACGAGCAGCTGGAATGGAAAGATTGGTTCATTTCCCTAGCAGAAAATGCCAGGCCCGTCTTTCTTGAATTCCCCGGAGTCACCGACAAACTGATGTATGGACATATGGACGCCGCGTTTATACCAATCTTGGAGATGGCTTACGAAAAACTACGGGACGCTGGTTTTAGCAAGTACATTCACATCGCATACTCAATTATCTTCAACACGATGCTGTGGAGCATTACTGCTCGCAACTTGCGCAGCCCAACCAAGCAGGAACAGCGCCACGACCTAGACCAAATGATTACCCAACTTCAGCCCCTAGCTGCCTGCTCCACAACACTGACCGACATCATCCAGGGCTACTTAATTCCGCTAGCCAACCCGAAAAATGAAGACCGCATGAGTCAGGAATACTTTGAAATCATCATAGAAGTCGTACTCGCCGGTTTAGAGATAGCGATCTTGCCTCGCGAAAACGCCTAACGAACCCGTGAACAAGAGAAATCATCAATACGCATAAAATATTACCCAAAATCGCAAGGCATCCAGCTAAGAACAGAGCCTTTCAGCCTCTCCCTCTATTTCCTGCGATTTTCCAATAAATACAAGAAAATCCACTATATCCAGAGCTTCCCAAACAACTGGTACGACTACATCAAATACTGCACTACCAATGAACTAGCTATCGCTCTTCACAGTACACAGGCTTCTCCCAGGAATCCGCAGCCTATATTGAAGACTGAGCCCACCCTATTGCGTATGGACGAAGAGGAAACCTCCATCTCGACTTCTGGCTTACCTCTTCGACGAACATCAACGTGAAGAAAGAAGCCGACGAAATCTTCCACTATTGTCTTCCTCTCGCTTATAAAGCTGGGAAAGTTGAGCGCGGCGTGCAGAGGTGAGAATGCCCGTCCAATCCGCTATCCCCGCAGTAGCCATACCACCTGGGGTTCCATCGACCAGAAAAAGCTCTACCGCTTTACCACGCGCCATCACATCCACGCCCCTCGTTCGCACGCACCTAGCCTCAAGAATAACCGAGATAAACAGATCACCCCTCAATATGAGGATCCAAAAGAAAGGAAACATCATGGCAACTATTGGTTTAGACAAGCTCTACTACGCGAGTATTAGTGAAGATCCCACTAGCGGTGAGGAAACCTATGCCGTTCCTAAACCGCTCGCTAAAGCAATATCTGCAGAATTGTCTGTGGAGGTGGCTGAGGCGATTTTGTATGCCGATGACGGGGCATCCGAGATTGTCAAGAAATTCAAATCTGGAACGCTCACCCTTGGTGTTGATGATCTCGGGGCAGAGGCTGCAGCTGCCTTAACTGGTGCGAGACTGGACGCGAACGGGGTACTTATCAGCACTTCTGAGGATGGTGGCGCACCCGTGGCTATTGGTTTTAGAGCTGCACGCTCTAACGGGAAGTACCAGTATTTTTGGTTTTACCGCGTCAAATTTGCTCTGCCGGGAACCACGCTGGCGACCAAAGCTGATTCGATCACGTTCTCTACCCCGAGTATTGAGGGAACGATCCTGCGGCGTAACAAACCAGACGCTACCGGCAAGCACCCGTGGAAAGCCGAAGTAACCGAAGGAGCCACCGGCGTGAAAGCTGAGACGATCTCCAGCTGGTACAGGCAGGTGTATGAGCCTGCCGCTACAACCAGCCCTAAACCGACAAACAACTAGAACAGCAGGTAAGCCATGACAGCGAAAACCCAAACTAGCCCGACAGGTAGCCCCACTTTAAAAAGCGCGACAATCACTATCGCAGGTCAAGAATACGAGCTCGTCCTCACTACCCGCGCTACCCGCCTGATAGCTCAACGTTACGGGGGTCTAGAACATTTAGGTCAAGCCCTGGAAACTAGCGAAGATATGGATAAGTCACTCGGTGAGGTAATCTGGCTCATCGCCCTGCTCGCTAACCAGTCCGTACAAATACACAACCTCACCCATCCAGACGATAAGTGCCCAGAGCTGACCGCAGAAGCGGTCGAGTTACTAACTGTGCCTGCAGATTTAGCTGACTATCGAGAGGCTATCGCCCAGGCACTCCAACGCGGCACCCGGCGAGCAATCATGACCGAGACCCCAGACCCAAAAGGGCAAACCAAGAAAAAGGACACCTAATAGATAGTGACGAGGCAATCTTTACCCGCCTGACCTATATCGGGCTCGCCCACCTGGGACTGACCCAAGCAGAGATCGAACTGATGGTGTTCGGACAGCTATTGGACTTGGTGGATTGTTGGCTGATTGAGACCGGCCGGGCTGAAGCGAAACGCCAGTGGTTTATTGATGATGTGGTCCCAGAGGGTATTTAAGGGTTGCTTGTGGTAGGCTGGGTGATGAAGAAGGTGGGAACAAGGTCTCCCATCATGTCTTAGGAGAGTCTGGTGGACGTAGGCGCCGCTAGGCTCTTCTTTCATTATGCAGTGGCGGGTTTTCGTCTAAGTACTGCGCTGACCTGCGAGGTGCCGGTGAGCCATTGGGCAACTGTCGGGTTGATAGAAGTGACGAGATCAAACGCCTCTTGAATATGCGCGCGAACATCCATGTCCAGTAGCGGTTCTACGTGTGAGACCCGGTTACGCAAGCGATGCAGGTGCGCGACTCTCCAAAAGGTTAGTTGTCCGTCAGGGTCTTTGGCATTTGGGAAAGCGTTGCGCAGAGCCTCGTCCCATAGGCGCATCCGATTATGGTTTTCCCTGGTTTCAGGGTTGGCATCGGGCAGATGATTGGGCAACAGGTCACGCCACATGCCGAACATGATTTGCGCTAACACGTCATCATGACTGACTGCCTGATTGTAGCGGCGGTGGTCTGCGGGTCTGGCGGTCGCTTGCTTCTCTGCCCGCCGCAGTGCATCTTTACGTTTGGCCGCGCTAAGGCTTCTTAGCGGAGCGGCTGGCTCGTCGAGCAGCCAACTCGTGGCTCCTGGAAGGTTGGCTGTATTCCAGGTTTGTAGCCGCGCGTCAATGGCGTTGCGCAGTATTACTTCAGTGTTACCGAGCACGGCCTGAACACTAGCGGTGAGTTCGCCGTGCCATTGATAAAGCTGAAGCGCCCTCTTCTGGTTACCCGCACACCGCTCAAGATAAGGCGCCATTCGGGCATCAGACAACGCATCAACCACTTGCCCGCGCCAATCAGTACTCACCAACTCATTTTCCCACAACCGACCACCCCTTGGCCAACCTATGCAAAAGGACACCACACATGGCTGATAGCTCTTTTGGTTTGAAGATTGGCCTGGAGGGTGAGCGGGAGTTTAAGCGCGCTATCACCGATATCAACCGCGAGATGCGGGTACTCGGTTCGGAGATGAAGCTGGCTGCGTCAGCCTTTGATAAGAACGAGGTCTCGGTTTCGTCTTTGACGGCCAAAAATCAGGTGCTGGCCAAGGAGATTGAGGCGCAGCGCTCCAAAGTCGAAACTCTCAAGGCTGCGTTGGATAATGCTGCGGCTTCGTTTGGTGACAACGATTCACGGACGAAGAATTGGCAGATTCAGCTCAATAACGCTCAGGCGACTTTGAATGGTCTTGAGGGTGAGCTTAAAGAGAATAATTGTGCTCTTTCTAAGTTTGCTGATGAGGCTGATGGTGCGGGTGATGATGCGAAAACTGCAGCTAAGGATACTGGGCACTTAGAAAATGCTGTAGATGAGCTGGGTTCGCAGATGGATGGTACCAGTTCGAAGACTCGCATTTTTGGTGATGTGCTTAAAGCCAGCCTGGCAGCGGAAGCTGTTGTTGGTGGGGTTAAAGCTATCGGGCATGCTATTTCTTCTATTGGGCGGGGCATGGTCGGGGTTTTAAAGGATGGTTTGGACTATAACGCCCGGATGGAGCAATACACCACCTCGTTTACCACGATGCTGGGTGATCAAGCCAAGGCTTAGAAACTGGTTAATAACCTCAAGTTGGAAGCGGCTCGTACTCCCTTTGGGATGGAGGATCTAGCCAAGGCCACCCAAACGTTGATGGGGTTCGGCATGAGCGCTGAAGAATCCCAGGTACGCCTCAAACAGTTAGATGATATCAGCCAGGGGGATGCTGGAAAGTTCGAATCCCTCACGTTGGCGTTTGCTCAAATGAGCTCTACTGGCAAGCTGACGGGTCAGGATTTGAACCAGATGATTAACGCGGGGTTCAACCCTTTAGAGGAGATTTCCCGTAAGACCGGTAAAAGTATTGGTGAGCTTAAAGAAGAGATGGCTAAGGGCGCGATCAGTGCGGATATGGTTGCGGATGCGTTTGCTAGTGCCACAAGTGAGGGTGGCCGGTTTTATGGGGCGATGGATGCCCAGTCCAAAACCTTCTCTGGCCAACTAGCTACGCTAAAAGACGGGGTCGATAACCTTAAAGGATTATTGGCTGGAGGTTTGACCACGGCTTTGGCTGGCACGGTGATGCCGATGGTTAATGGTTGGGTCGATGAACTCACCGGCGCGTTCGAGACCGGGGGTGCCCCGGCCTTTATCGACACCCTCGGAGAAATCTTGAAGGAAGCCCTGGAGTTTATTTCTAGCCAGCTCCCGCAAGTGGTGGATACCGGGATGAGTATCCTCACCGCTTTGTTGGAGGGCATTATCGCTGTTCTGCCTTCCTTGGCAGGCACTGCCGTGACGTTGATTGTGGCATTGGTGGAAGCGATTATTGAGGCACTTCCGAGTCTGTTGGAGGCAGCGGTTCAGATTATCGCCACCTTGGTTGCTGGTATCGGCGAGGCTCTACCGGAGCTGATCCCGGCGGCGGTAGAAATGCTGATGACCATGATCCAGGGGCTCATCGATAATTTGCCACTTATTTTGGATGCAGCCCTGCAGTTAATTACTGGTCTTGCTGAGGGTTTGATTGCGGCTATCCCGGTGCTTGTTGAGGCTTTGCCGGAGTTGATTGGTGCGATTATTTCTTTCGTAATCGGGGCGATCCCCCAGATTATCGAAGCTGGTATCCAGCTGTTAACCGCGCTGGTTGGTGCCTTGCCTGACATTATTACCGCTATCACCGGGGCTTTGCCGTTGATTATTACCGCTATCCTTAGCGCGATCATCCAGGCAATCCCCCAGTTGATTAACGCGGGCGTGCAACTGTTGACGGCTCTTATAGGGGCGTTACCAACTATTATTAACGCGATTGTGGCGGCTTTGCCTCAAATCATCTCTGCCATATTGTCTGCTATTGGTGGGGCTATCCCCCTTCTTGTACAAGCTGGCATCCAACTATTAACCAGCCTGATACGGGCTTTACCGACCATTATCGGCACTGTCGTTTCGGCTATCCCGAGGATTATTTACGGCATTGTTCGAGCAGTGATGGGCGGGGTCGGGCAGATGATTAATGCCGGGGCATCCCTGGTTTCTGGGTTATGGCAGGGTATTCAGTCACTAGCGGGCTGGTTGTGGAACCGGGTCGCTAACTGGGTGTCTTCAATCTGGAATGGGATTCTCGGATTTTTCGGTATCCATTCTCCTTCTAAGCAAATGGCGTGGGTTGGTGACATGCTAGTTGCTGGTCTAGCCGGAACAATAACCTCACGAGGCCACAAAGCTGCCGATGCGGCAGCAACCATGGCAAAAGACACCATGGACGCTATGGGCGAGTTAACTAACGGGGTTAACGTACCTATCAAGGTCAGTAAGGATTTGTCATTGCCAAACGCTGATCTGACCCCTGCCCTAGTTACCCAAACATCGCAAACTGAAAAGGAAACTAAAACTCACGGCGTTGATGTTCAAGGGGTAGCAGATGCTACAGCTGCCCGGATTCTTAAGGGTTTGGATATCAAGGTTGTTTTAAGTGATGGGACGCTGGTCGGCAAACTCGCACCCAAAATTGATCAGCAACTATCACGGCTATCTCGGCGTAACAATCTGCTAGCTGCGGGGGTGTAAATCAATGTACGGGTTTGTTCTCGACCATAAGGTTAGCTCTAAAAGCCTGGGTATCCGTTTTTGCGCACCTGTAGAAATCCCAGCTGCCGCCATGGGCGTAGATGATATTGAGGTGTCAGGACGGGCCGGTACACTTACCCGTCTTAAAGGGTGGCAAGATGGCGAAATAACTTTGAAACTAGCGGTGCGTGGCGGGCTGGAAGCATACCGCAAAGCCTCCTACGCGCTGACTGGGGCCCACACGATTGGTTTTAGCGGTGAGCCTGGCATGTTCAGGTATCTTAAACACGTCAAAATATCACCAGCGCTGCCTTCGCTGGCCACTTGGGTAATGTTTGAAGCCGAGCTTTGCTGCCAGCCGTTTACCTACCTGGAAACCGGGCTTAAACAGCTAACTTTAAACGCTTCGGGCACGATTACTAATCCTGGTCTTTTAGCTTCCGATCCGGTAATAACTGTTTTTGGTACCGGGGATTTGGAACTAAAAATAAACGATACTGCTTTGATAGTTTCTGCTCCTAGCGGGCAATTAACTATCGATAGTCCCCGGCTAACAACCCACGTTGCAGGTAAAACCCAAACCGATGGGATTTCAGGGCCCTTCCCGCAACTTTGCCCTGGCACTAACCACATCGAGCTGGGCACAGGTATTTCAAGAATCGAAGCCCAAGGTAACTGGCGTACCTTGTAGAAAGGACTAACCCATGATTACGATTCACGATCGTAGCGCTAGCGATTTTACTGCCAGTGGGTTAGCTGTACTAGATCGCCACGTTATCGACCCGATGGTCACTCAGGAACTAAACGGCAAATTTTCCCTAACATTTTCCTACCCCTTTGATGGGCCAGCAGCGAACCTGTTGGTAATAGAAAACATCGTGGCCGCCCCGGTTCCAGGAATAAACGTCCGACAAGGATTTCGTATCAGCGAGGTCACCACCAGCCTTGACGGGACGCTCGAAGTAGTTGCCCATCACGTATTTTATGACCTTTCTGCCAACCTTATCGCTGACACCTATGTGGTAAACAAAACCGCTAAACAAGCCCTAGATCAGCTGCTAGGGGCAGCCAATAGCCCGCACGGTTTTAGCGCTAGCAGTTCAGATAACTCCCGTCGATCCTCTGCCCGCATAGTTAGAACCCCACTCAGCGCGGCTCTGTTAGATGACAGCGACAATTCGTTTATCTCCCGTTGGGGCGGAGAGCTTACTTTCGATAACTGGCACATCCACCACGCGCCCCGCATAGGCGCTAATCATGGCGTGGTTATAAGGGATCGTAAAAACCTGTCCGGATACGAATCGAGCCTGGACTACACCACCATAGTTACCCGGATTTTGCCGGTTGGTTACGACGGTCTGCTCCTGCCTGAACTGTATGTGGACAGCCCTCGCATCAGCGACTATATTACCCCGCGCATCAAGGTAATCCGTTATGGGCAGGTCAAGGCCATCAAAGACCCAGACAAGCCACGTGAGGACGAACTTCCCCTAGAGCAAGCTCACGCGCGGCTGCGCGCCCTAGCCAAAAGCGAGTACGCACTAGGCCTGGTTGATCAGCCATCTTGTGCCTACAAGATTTCAATTGTTGACCTTGCTTGCGCCAAAGAATACGCAGATCTGCGCGAGGTAGAAACCCTAGCCTTGGGTGATACCGTAACCGTACGCCATAGCGACTTAGGCGTGGCGTTAACCTCGCGAGTAGTGGCCTATGAGTACAACCCGCTTGGCCAAGAATATATAAGCATTGAGCTAGGTAGCACCGCCTCTAAATTCACCGACATCACCCACACCATCACCGCTGCCCGCAGCGAGGCTATCCAAGCCCAGCAGGCAGCAAGTATTGCGCTAGCTAGCGCGGATGGGAAAAACACCAACCACTACGGCACCACCCAACCAGTATCAGCTCGGCTTGGGGATGTGTGGTTTAAAGACAACGGTGAGCAAGTAGGAATCTGGATATATAAGCTCACCGATACTGGCCAGCCCGGATGGGTCAGTCTTGCCACCGATTTGAACGCTGCCCAACTCGCGGCGAACCTGCAAGCAGCTAAAACCCAGATCGCGCAAGCAAACGCTAGCGTTGAGCAAGTCCAAGCAAGCCTTAAACAAACCCAAGGCGAGCTAGTAAAAACCAGTACCGATACAGCGAATGCAAAAGCTCAAGCCGAAAAAGCTCTCCAGGATGCTACCAGTACTCAAAATGCTCTAGAAGCGTTCAAAGTGCAGGTAGCGGATGAAACCAAAAACATTAATGCCTCCTTGACGATGGTTTCAGACAACGTGAACCTGAGAGTTAAAAGAGCCGAGATTATTACCCAAATCAATCTGTCGAATGAAACCGTTTTGATTGATGCAGCAAAAGTACACATCAGTGGGCAAACCTCAATAGATGACGCCGTAATCGGTACCGCGATGATTGCCGATGCGGCTATCACTAACGCTAAAATCGGTCAGCTGTCAGCGAATAAAATAACCACCGGTACCCTAGCAGCTAGCAGGATTGCCGCCGGGAGCATCACTAGCGATAAGCTCACGATTGCTAACGGATATATCCAAACAGTGATGATCCGCGACGCTGCTATAACCTCGGCGAAGATTGCTTACATAGATGCCAGCAAGATTACCACTGGTCTGCTTGATGCCAACCGGATTGCTGCAGGTTCCATTACGGCAGATAAGCTTTCCGCTAACGCGATCCAGGTTGGATTGGCGGGGTGGACAAGTAGTATTCGGATCAACCCCATTCAAATCTCTTGGTATAACGGTTCACAGTTGGAAGGGAAAATCGCTAGTACCGGGATGCAGTTTTGGTACGGGGATAGATATATCGGGGAAATGGCTCGGCGTAGCCATAAAGATAAACCTGACGTGCAAGGAATAGTTAACCAGTTAGCCTACAAAGGCGATTATGTTGCTTGGACGTATCAAAACGCTGCTGGTGGTAATTTCTATACCTGCCTGACTTTGGATCCTAAAGGGCGTTTTTATGACAGCGCGGGAATTCATTTAGGTAGTGACCTTAGAACCAACGGCCACAAGTTTTACACCAGTGCGAACAGGTATGTAACTTTGCAGGACTGTGCTCTTTCAGGCAGGGGCACCCATCCAGGCTGGGTCGGGCCGAGCAGCCTTGCCAAAGTAGTATTCCACACCTATGACGTCATGATTGTAACCAACGGTTCGTTTTACAACATGACCCGACTCTTTGGCCGAGTAAAAGACCTGATGAGTAGAGTCAACGGGTTGATCGGACTTCTTAACCAGGGCTGGATCACTTCTATTGCGGGGTCTGGATCCAACATTTCCTGGAGATATTTTTCCAACACGGGCTATAGCCAAATGTCTACCAACCTCGCTTAAAGGAGAGCGTCTAATATGAGAATTCTTCTTCCTAATAACCAACTTGCCCCAATAGCAGACCTACTATCTGAAATGAGTTTGAAACCTGCCGCCTCTAGGGCGCGGACAAAACTTCTTCATTTGGTACGTGAAGCCAATATCCGTTTCGCAGCCGACGAGTACGACCTGGTATGCCAATACGCTCTTCTCGATAACGCAGGTAAGCCCGTCATTGATCCAGGCGGTACTTTCAGCCTCGCTAACCCGGTAAAAGCACAAGAATTCTTCACGGCAAGAAGCGAGCTTTTCGAATCTGTCGCCGAGGTGTCAGGACCTACCTACACAGGTCACCTAACTGACCTGAAAACCTTGCTAGATAATTTTGACAATGAATTATCTGGGGCTGCAGCAGAAGCATTCGATGTGCTTGTTGATGCTACTACCGTGGCGCTCACCAAGGAAGGATCTAATAGTTAATGGATGAACAACCTATAGTTCCAGTTCCATCTGACCCAAAACCAACCCCGCCTGCCCAACCTGATGGTGAGACAGTCGTGATGGTTAAGTCACGTGAAGCACACCTTGATTTGAGCGCACCAATCCTGGAAGTCCTTACCAACCCCAATCTGCCAGATCTATAGCCTTAAAGGTTGCACAATCTTTTACTTACGCCTGCCAGTTTTGGTGGGCGTTTTTCATATTCATGCCCAACACGCAGTCGTGTCCGGCATTCTTTCGCTTACTTTGAAAGGAACCATTCAATGAATATCAAAGCTATCTGGACTTCTATCCAAGGCGTAATCACTGCTATAGGTGCTTGGCTAGGAGCCTTCCTCGGTGGAGCCGACTCTCTGCTCTACGCCATCGTAGCCTTCACCATCATCGACTACGCCACCGGAGTACCAGCCGCTATTAACGCCCACAAACTATCGAGCTCGGTAGGGTTTCGCGGTATCGCCCGCAAAATCCTAATCTTCGCCCTAATCGGACTAGCCCACTTATTGGATGTGCATGTTCTTGGTACCCCCGGAGTGCTACGCACCGCCACGATCTTCTTCTACCTATCCAACGAAGGCATCTCCATCCTCGAAAACGCTTCACTGCTGGGTCTACCGATCCCGGGCGGACTACAACAAGCATTAGACACAATCAAGCAAACCGGTCAAAACCAGCCCGCCTTAAAAACCAGCTCAACACCACCAGCTAAGGCGAGCAGTCCAGATAAATACTCCCCTCCCATCCCCCACGCAGGCCAGATAAATCCAGGCAAATATCTGCCCCAACATGCCCTCCCCGACGAAACGGAAAAGCCATGAAAACCTGCTCGAAAACAATTCTTAAATTCCTGGCACTCCTAGCAGTCTTAACGCTACTTACCGCCGGGATCTGGCTCCTTTTCGCCTTATTCCTTTCATGGATAATGACCCCGCTTATCTACCTGATCGCACTTTTTATCTTGGCAACTGGCTAAGTCAGTTTACAAGGAACTACACGCAGACCACGAAACGGGGGCTGCTGACAACAAATAAAGGCTGAGTATCAAGCACCGGGAAAGTGCGAGATATTCAGCCTGTTTTGTTGTCCGGGGTTTCCAAAGGGGCTTACCCCTTTGGAGATATTGCGGGTATCCACGATGCCCTTGCATATATCAATGAGATGATGGATTTGGAGGGGCTGGAGCTTCATCAGGACGGTGAATCCTATCCCAACGACTATTTTGAGAGCCCTCACTATGACTTCATCAGCCGTTGTGACGGAGATGAGTGGCCGGAATAAAAGGAGGCGTGACGGATGTATATCAAAAAATACTGGCTCATGACGCGGATGCCCTGCTGGACAAAATGAACGGCATCAGCTTTGTGGTGGATCCTGACCGTCAGGATGCTATCACTCGTGGCACCCTTTCCAATGATGATTTTGACGGTGAGATGGACGATGCCTCCTATCATATCGAGAGCATTGAGGAGAAGGGTCTGCCCATTGACCCCATCAATGCCTACAACCATATGGCCATCTACTTGCGTTGGTGTATGGAGCATGATTTGATGGGCGAGGAATTCCTGAAAGAATACGGCGAAGTGGCCAAACAGGTCAAAGCCGACCCTGCCAGTGTGGACCTGCGGGCATTCATCCAGAATGAGTTGGACGGCTGCTTGTTCTCTGTGCTATTCGATCAAAAAGGTCGTGCTTTTGCAAGCAATTACTATGGAGGGGGCGACAGCCCCTACTATCCTGCCGATGTTGATGACAACGCCCTCCGCTTCTTCGGCCCGGAGCGGTATCACTCCAATGAGTTCCAAGATGAAGCCTACCTGTTCATCCCCTTTAACGAGGACTACTACCAGGCCATGGCAAAGGTGATCGAGGAACGCTTCACCAAATGGCAGGGACAGGACTTCGACGAGGACACACTGGAGCCCTCTGAACTGGCTGAGGCGTTGATGGAGTATCTGGACTGTGAATGCACCTATTTCCCCTCCATGAAGGATGATGATCCCATCATGTCGGCATACAGCTATGCCAAACGGGAAAGTGTCAAAGAAGGCTTTGTGCCGGTACTCATCAAGGCGGATGACGAAACGCTGCTTGAGTGTCTGGTGATGAACGCCGACCCGAAGAATGATGCAGACATTTACGAATTTGACCTCAAAACTGTAACGGAGTACCGGAAGAAGATGCTCTCCACCTCCTTCAAAGACGGAAAGGCGGTTTTGCAGGAATTGACCGGCCAGCGCAAGGAAGAAGCCGAGGATGACGATATGGACTGGGATGAGGAAATCCTGGGCGAGATGGAAGGCGGCTATGAGAATAACCGTTTTTCCTGCTACTGGGATTCCGACACTGATATGACCTACCCTCTCATTCTGGCGAAAATCCCGGTCAAGAACCCCTGGGAGATCTTTGCCTACCTGCCCTTCGGAAACTGGAACGACTGTCCTGACACACCCCAGCTGATGGCAGCGGCCAAATACTGGTTCGAGCAGCACGGCGCGGTGCCTGCCGTCATGAGCCACGACGAACTGGAGTTCCTGCTCCCGGCCCCCGTCCCCAAGGAGAAGGCCGTGGATTCAGCAGTGGAGCTGTACAGTTTCTGCCCGGATGTGATCGACCAGGGGCCGGAGGACGCCACTGTGGGCGCGCTGGCGGATGTGCTGCGGCAGTCCACTGTCTGGTATCTCTGGTGGGATTGATGGGATTCCCGCGCCCTCTGGAACGGAGGAAGATCTTATGGACCAAAAAAACCTGACAGCAAAGCTCCTGGACCTGGTCGAAGGCCGGGAAACACCGGAAAGTTGGCGGAACTGGTGGGACGAGCATGAGCCGGAACTGGAAGCCCTGCTGAGTCGGGGTGAATTCCTGAAACTGAAGCCCTGCCGACACGGCTTTCAATGGGTCCCGGTGTTTGGCAGCCAAAAGGGAGCCATCGCCATTCTGGAAAAGAGCGGCATAGCATTTGAAGCCAGCAATCTCTACCAGGAGCGGTATCTGGCCGAGCTGGACGCTTTCTGCAAGGAACAGGAGCGGGTACAGCGGGAAAAGCAAAAAGAATTCAAGGCCAGCCACCCAGAACTATTTGGCCAATACCCCAAGTTTTGCAAGGCATTGGCAAAGGTGCTGGACCCCACGGATAAAATCCAGCCTGCCGCCGCGGAGGAACAGATCAGGGATCAAGAAAGCGTGCTGGACTTCACGCTCCCGTCCCAGGTGCGGGAGTTTTTCCTACTGACCGCAGGCATCAATGTATCCACTGGCGTGATTCTTACCCTTTCCGGGATGTTTGATCTGACCATCCATGGAGAGCGGTATTGTGTGCTGGGCGAGTTCTGGAAAGAAGCGGACGGCGACCAGCTCTTGCTCCGCCCCGGAGAGGATGCCATCTGGTACTACGCCCATGAGCAGGGCAAGGTAAGGCGCCTCTGTAATGATATGACAGAACTGCTGGAGAAGAAACTGGCGATCTATCTCAATGAACACTGAAAACATCGCCCATGAAAAACGCTATCGGGACTGGTGGGCGCAGTATGATGCTATGTTTGCGCCGGAGAACCGATCTCCTCAACAAGACGAGCAGTTTCCGCTGACGGATGGGTATTCCATCCGCTCCAAAGCCTACCTTTATGTATGACGGCGATCTACATCTCTGCGGCAGTGAAAGCGAACTGCTGAACAATGAGGGCAAGGTGCGGTATCTTGGCGTAATCTGGACACGGATGGTGAATTCTGCTCCCTGTTTCGCCACCGCAACGGAAAGCACTATCTAATCTCCCGAATGGGTGATTTTTTGTTTCGGACAACCCCAGCAGATAATCGGCGGTCAAGCCGTAAAACTTCGCCAGCTTGATAAGGGCATAGTGGCTGATGTCCTTAAAGTCCTCCGCTTCATAACTGCCCAGCGCAGACTTGGAGAGGTGGGTCTGCACCGCAAACTGTTCCAGCGTCAACCCACGCTCCACGCGCAGGTCTTTCAATCGTTCTTGTATGGATAGTTCCATGCGTTCCCTTATTGTCTGCTTAACAATTTGGAAGTTACAACTTAATCAAAATCCATCCAAAGCAAGTGTTTTCCGCAGTGTAAGCATTGGAACAGATAGCATTGCAAATGCCCTCCATTGACGGACTCCCGTATCATTTTTTTCTGTTCCTCGTCCCACATGGGGTCATCCAGCACTTCTTCCAGTACACCCAGTGCCCGCAATTCTCTGGCACCTACATAGCCCAGAAAGGCGCAGTAGTCGCCGCAGTGGGCACGCCAGTATTCCTGCTGCCAGCCAGAATAGCCGGGTGTGCGGTGCATGAGTTCGTCTAACTTCTCTGGGTCATCTACACCATCGTCCAGAGAAAAATCGTCTTGAAAGCTACCGCTATACTTTCTGGCTGCTTCGCCACTGGCGATACACTCTGGGCACAGATACTCAATGTCCTCAACGGAGAAGAACGGATAGGCATAGAAAATATGTGTGGTCTTGCCACAACAGTCGCAGACAACACCCTCTTTGGACTCATCAAAAGCCCCAGTGTCCAAAGGGTCTGGGTGATACCGGAAGGTAGGTAGCCCCAATTGGAGCCGCCGCTGCTTGTTCTGCTTTTCTTCCGGCGTTTTGGGTTTTGGAATGGCATGATGGTTTCCCCAATTTTCCGCATAGTCCTTCAGCGCGCCCAACCGCTTGAGCATTTTTTTGTCGGAGCGATTTCCGATTTGACAGAGCAGTTCATAGGCATCCTTCTTAAAGTCCAGTAGGTCATATACATTCACCAATACTTCCTTTGCCTGTTCGTCCTCCGTATGCTCCAATTTCTCCTTAAAGGCATAGAGGGCACGGACACTGTCTGGGCCGTTATTGGTCGCATCAAACTGCTTTTTCAACTCAATGTATCTTTTCAAATATTCGTTCATAAAAACTCTCCAATTCCGATTCATCACTCTATTATTTCATTCGACCATATTTCCGAGAGCATGGAAATAGAGAGTTTTCCGAGCTGATTTCCGACCTTATGGATGTACGGGGCGGGCGGTCTTTCAGGTGTAGACTTAGGGTAGTTCATCGATGAGCTGCACCTTGAAAAATGAATGACCGTCCGAAAAGGAATACCCAGGCAGGGGAAGCACCGCAACGAGCCAGGGGCTGTCCTCAGCCTATGGAACAAAATGTCCCGAACCATTTTGATAAGCAAGCGTACTTGTCAACATTTACCCTTTTTGAAAGAACCACTACCACGATAAGTGTTTACAACACAGGTAAAGACTTGTCCACAGTGTTTGCACCGTACCATGTGAACCATAATTTCATCCGCCCAGCCATCTTCGGTCTTTACCTGATTCAACGGGCAAGTGGATTCTTCCTCAAGCAGTTCAAAACCGCCATTTGTCACAAGCTGTTGGATGTATTCGATACACGCCAGATAATCTTTCGGTGCGTTAAATCTCTTCCATTTCTGAATATTATGACAGTAGTCACACATTACAACTCCCTCCATAACCAAATTTTTCTAAATTTTGAAATGGGCAGGAAGCCATTTTAGGGCTTTCCTGCCTTGATTAGCCATCAGCAAAGACGGGCGAGGCTGTCAACGGCGGCACATTTATGCGCCGTTCATCTTGACCGTTGACTGGCTCGACTGGCTTTGCTATCTCCCCCGATAAACTGAAAGTTTTAGATCAGTCCCACACGATCTCCAAACAATCGAAGTTATCTGGAATTGGTGGTACGCACGAATAAGTATTTAATTCAAATGCCTCTATTGTAATTACTCCATCAGAGCATAGCCATTCGCAATTTACTAATTTTTCTAATTCCGCAGGCAAAATGGTTGTGCAAATCACGATTGTATCTCCTGCAAGAACTAATTCTTCTTTCCCATTGTTTTCTACGATTCCTGTATCATCGTGAAGAGCAACACGCACCCATGCTATGTCAGGCATTAACTCAATCTTTTGTAGCATATTTCGTATTTCAGAAAGCGTTGGACGGCCAAATCCCCATTGGTTCGGAGCAATGGAATCCTCCTCTGTGTTTCCATCGAAAAATTCATCAAGCGTTAGCAATGGCAAGCGTTCTTCATTTTCTTCCATTATTTTTTTGAATGTATTCAGCTCTGTCATAGTCACAATTCTCCTCGCAAATCAGAATTAGTTGATTTTATCCTCTCCCCGGATTTTCTTGTTTTTCCGTTCTTCTAACTCCGCTCATCTTGACCGTTGACTGGCTCGGCTGGCTTTACTATCTCCTCGATAAATGGGAGTTTTTCTTTTTTATTCGTCCAAAGCGTCACAAAGCTTGTCCATAATTTCAGAAAGAGCAGCTGGAATTCCTTCTTCCCAGTTTGGACTTTCTAAAACTTCTCCATCTAAAGCCATATACATCTCTTTAGGTATCTCTCTTTTCATTTCCTCTACGCCAACTTTTTCTGTCCAGTCATAATCTGAATTATATGGATCATTTTTAGGGTCAAAAGCATATTTTTGATTTTTGTAATATCCTGAAATATAGTTTTTTTTTCAAGAGTTTCAACAATATCAAAATCTTCTCTTAAAATATCTTCAATTTTTAACATAAAAATACCTCCTAAAATTCATATTTGCTGTTCTCCTACTTCTGCCCCCGTTGTGGGTTTGGATTTTTCAGCAAGTCTGATTTCCCCGCAATCTGTTTCAGACACTTCCGCTCTTCCTCTGTCATTTTGCTTAATTTCAGTTTAAACCAACCAAAAAAAAGAAACGGAGAACCCAAAATGAAGAACTGGAACACTCTAGAAGCTGACCTGAACCTGCTGATGAACAAACACTTCACCAAAGGCAGACAAGGCCGATCCATCAACAAAATCATCCTGCACCACAACGATGGAAACCTTTCCATACAAGGATGCTGGAACGTATGGCAAACCCGACCCGCCTCCGCGCACTACCAAGTAGAAACCAGTGGCCGTATCGGCCAACTCGTCTGGGACCGCGATACTGCCTGGCACGCTGGTAACTGGGATGCCAACTGCACTTCCATTGGCATCGAACACGCAGACGCATCCACCCACCCCTACCGCATTTCCGATGCCTGCCTAGAAAACGGGGCACACCTTCTCGCAGCACTGTGCGTCTACTACAAGCTCGGCCGGCCCGCCTGGGGCAAAAACGTGTTCGGACACCGCGACTTTTCCGCAACCGAATGCCCCGCCTCCATAGCCGGATCCCAACACAGCGCTTACATGGCCAGAGCCGGCTACTGGTACGACCAAATGACCTCCAGCAAAACATCCACCCCAGCAGCGGCACCTGCCTCGAAGCCTGCGCCTAGTGGCTGTAAGAGCATCGACACTCTCGCACATGAAGTCATCAATGGTTCGTGGGGTAACGGGAATGACCGCTACCAGCACCTCACTGCGGCTGGGTTCGACTACGACGCCGTGCAAGCCCGTGTCAACGAAATCCTCGGGCTCAAATCCAAACCCGCAGGCAAGAGCATAGAGACCCTGGCGCGCGAGGTGATTCGTGGGAATTGGGGTAACGGACAAGAACGCTACAACCGTCTCACCAATGCTGGCTACAACTATCAACAGGTACAAAATCGCGTGAACCAAATCCTCAGCTAACCAGCAAATTAGCCCGCTGGATTCTAAGAGCCGCCTCAGCGAGACTTCACCGTCTTGCTGAGGCGGCTCTTTTTGTTTTCCCTGTTTATATTTCGTGCTTCTCGAAGCCCTCCTTATAGGAGGAACAAGCGATGATTGACCCGATTCAAAAAGAGGCGATAGTAAAACTCAACCAGCAAGGGATGACTGCGGCGATGATTGCGCGGGTTCTTGGGCTAGAGCCAAGCAGTGTTCGCAGTCATCTGGCACGAAACCCCCATAAGCGCCCACAAAACCAAGGTATGGAGGATGGTCGCTGGTGTCGTTGGTGCGGTGACCCCATAGCGACTCAGGCGACTGGCAGACCTGCATCTTTTTGCTGCAGCGAGCATAGACGGGCTTGGTGGGCGGCACATCCCGAAGCGAAAAACCGTGACGCCACCTACACCTTCACCTGTATCGGCTGTGGCACCACGTTCACCGCGTATGGGAATAAGCATCGACGCTACTGCCGCCATGAATGCTACGTAACTCATCGGAGCAAGAAATGCCCGCGATGAGCGCACCCCAGTTTACTCGGGAAGCCACCTACCGAGCCACCATGCTGGCAGCCACGAAAGCAGCCAAGGCAGGGATACTCACCGATACAGATGTGAACCGCATTCGAGGTGGGCTGATAGCCCGCAATCTTCCTCCGATTGGGCGTCTGTATACGGCGCTAGTACTGGATAAAACAGGCGTTCAGAGTGATATATAGACACACCGGACTTGATACAAGGAGACGCGCATGGAGATCTGCAAACTACCACCCAAACCCGCCCAACTACGGCTCACGCGGGTGGCGGCATATGTACGGGTCTCACGCGAATCCGAGCGCCTCACTCACTCGTTCTCTGCTCAGGTCTCCTACTACAACAAGCTCATCACGAACACCCCGGGCTGGGAATACGCTGGGGTCTATAGCGACTACGCGACGACCGGTACGTCTATCTCGGGGCGCGGCGAGTTCAACCAGATGATTGAGCAAGCACTCGCAGGGAGTATCGACATTATTCTCACCAAATCCATCTCGCGGTTCGCTCGTAACACTGTCGACCTACTAAGCACTGTGCGAGCCCTGAAGGCTGCTGGGGTGAGCGTGCGTTTTGAACGTGAAAACCTCGACACCGCCAACGCTGAAGGCGAAGTCCTCCTCACTTTACTAGCCTCGTTCGCGCAAGCTGAATCCGAATCTATATCGGCTAATGCGAAGTGGGGCATCCGTAAAAAGTACAAGGATGGTCTGTTGCATTCGCGCCACCCCTACGGATACCGCTACCACCACGGCCAGCTCGACATTATTGAAGAAGAAGCCGTGATTGTGCGGCGTGTGTTTGCTGAGTTTCTTGACGGGATCAGCCCGGAGAAAACCTGCAAACAAATGAACCAAGAGGGTTTGCGTTCACGTGGTGGCGGCAAGTTCAGTGCCTCGGTGACCCGCGATTGGCTGGAGAACCCCACCTATATCGGTACCGCAATCTTGCAACAGTACTTCAGTGCTCACGCCGGAGATAACACACCGACTCTGAATCGTGGCGAGCTGGATAAATATATTGTGGAAGACTCCCACCCGCCGATTATCGAGCGTAGCGTTTTTGATGCCGTTCAGGCAGAGCTAGCCAGGCGGCGTGCCACGGGCGGACGCGGCTTGACCCCAACCGGTGGCAGTAGCGCGCTTACACACCGCATCACCTGCACTATCTGTGGCAGGAACTATCATCGGCGTACCCGCCGTTTGGCACACTCAACTTATAAATATTGGTGGTGCGAAACCGCCACGAAAGGCAAGGGCAACCCCTGTCATGCTCATCAACTACGAGAAGAAAACCTGCACACCATCATCCTGCGGCTGCTTGGGCTTCATGCTTGGGACGACCAGCAGGTGGTTGATCGGATCAAGCGGATTGAGGCCAGCCCGGACTGGCTCCTGACAATCCACCTCAGCAGTGGGAACACCACCATGATTGATTACCTCACCGGTGAGGAGGTGACTGCCTGATGCCACGGATTACCACTATCCCTGCCACCAAACCCTTACACTCCACTACAACCACGATTAGTGGCCAGCAGCTACGCCGCGTTGCTGGCTATGCTCGCGTCTCCACCGACGATACTGACCAGGCGAACTCGTATGAGGCACAGGTGGATTATTACGAGCACTACATCAAAAACCACGACGGCTGGCAATACGTTGCTATTTACACTGATGAAGGAATCTCTGGCACTTCCACGAAACACCGGGAGGGATTCAACCACATGATCGCAGACGCCTTAGCTGGTCGCATCGACCTCATCGTCACCAAGTCCGTGAGCCGTTTCGCCCGTAACACTGTTGATTCGTTGACAACCGTGCGCAAGCTCAAGGATAAAGGCGTGGAGGTGTTTTTCGAGAAAGAAAATATCTGGACACTCGACTCCAAAGGCGAACTATTGATCACCATCATGTCAAGCCTTGCCCAAGAAGAATCCAGATCTATCTCCGAGAACGTCACGTGGGGTCACAGGAAGCGTTTCCAAGACGGCAAGGTTTATATGCCCTACGGTAACTTCCTCGGATACAATCGCGGCGAAGACGGCAAGCCCGTAATCAACCCCGAGCAAGCCCAAATCGTGCGCCGCATCTACCGCCAATACCTCGAAGGCATGAGCATCCCCCAAATCGCAGCCTCCCTCGATGCAGATGGGATCCCCACACCAATGCGGCGGGCAAAATGGAGCCACACCACCATCCACTCCATCCTCACCAACGAGAAGTACAAAGGCGACGCACTCTTACAGAAGCGTTTCACCGTGGACTTCCTCACCAAGCAACGTAAAACCAATGAAGGCGAAGTCCCACAATATTACGTGACCGGATCTCACCCAGCCATCATCGATCCTGAAACCTGGGAACTCGTGCGCTACGAGCTAGCAAAAAACACGAACCAAGGCCGGCGCGAGCGTGCCTTCACTGGTATGGTCTACTGCACTCACTGCGGCGCAGCCTATGGCAGTAAAACGTGGCACTCCACTAGCAAGTATCGCGCCGTCATCTGGCAATGCAACCAGAAATTCGCAGTTCCTCACCCGAAGAAAATGCCCGTACTACGCGATAATCAGCTGCAAACAATCTTCCAAACAGCGCTCGCCCAGATCATCGAGCAACGCGGCCTCATCGATTGGAAACTCTTGCAAACCGTACTCACCGACACCAGCGAGCTAGAAACCCAAGCTGCTGAGCAAGCTGCTGAAATCGAGATTGCCACGAAACTGATCGAGCAAGCTATCAACACGAATGCACATCAATCCCAAAACCAAGACGACTACCACCAGCGCTTCAAGAAGCTGGAACAACGCCAGCGCGAAGCCATCGACGCCTACGAAGCAACCACGGCGGAGATTGAGCGTCGCACAGGCATCAAAGCCACACTCAACCACTACCGGGGCACCCTAACCACACTAGACAGCGTAGGCGACTTTAACCCCGCTACCTTCCACGCCCTGTGCCAACGCATCGAGATAGCACCAAGTGGCAAAGCCACCGTGATCTGGAAAGACGGAACCAGCACACCAGAGCAATAGCGCCAAAGCCCAGAAAACAAAAGCCAGCACCAATCATTTCAAGCTAAGCGTCACGTGGGTATTAACCCAGAAAAAGCGACTAAGAATTCTATTTCTTAATCGCCTTGTATCTTCAGTATTAAATTTTACTCAGCTCGACAAACTGGGAGTTGTATGTAGCAATTAATTTAAAGCAATTCTACATCAATATTTTCAGCATCAAAAATTTCCTTTACTTTATCAAAATCGCTGCTCATTATTGTTGCTTTCCTAAGATTTGGAAATTGACTTAATTCTGAAATAGTCACATTATTTAAATCAAAACAGTCATCTTCTCCATCCCACTGTGGAATTATATTCATATATACTTCATTTCCACCATCCATGTAGATTTGTTCCACATACTGTGCAAATTTCTTTGGAATAGAAATTTCTCTAAAGAAATTAAGGGCTGGTTCTATTACAGTATAACTGTCTGTATCTATCTCTTTCTCTTTGTATTTATCAGCAAAATCATAAATATCAAAACGAGGCTCTAATAAATTCAACTCATACATCAACACTTCAACTATAGCCAGTTTGAAATTCAAATTATCAAAGTACAATATTTCTTCTGTATTATTATCACTATATTCTCTCAAAAACTTTTCTTTTTTGACATCTTTTACTTTATCTAATTCAAATTCTTTTTCCCTTCCAAACAGTCCAAATAAACCCATTCTTCTCTTCCTCCAATCATTATATTTAAGAACAATTTATTATTCAGTTAGACAAACTGGGATTTAAAGTTCTCTGATTATCCATTTAGCCTCTTGATTTTTCCTTGTTGCGCAACATCCACAAGGCATTTCTGCCAAAGTTCCTATCGAATTATCTAACTCAAATACAGACTGTAAAGAAACTAGTTTAGCGTCCTCTGCTTCGTGTGTTTTTCCGCATAAGAATTGCCACATACCATCATCTTCATCATGTGATACAAATAAAATTGGTTCATCTATATTTATTACATGACTACATAAAATAGCTACTGTATTTGGCTCATCATAAAAAGGAAATTTCTGCTCTACCATTTTAGCATTTTCAATTCATTTTCTTTTCCGAAAAAACCGTCTATTATTTCATCTGAAAGATAATATTTATTTTTAAAATATGTTACGATAGCTAACTGAAAATCATTAAAGCCGTCATCATCTCTACAGAATGTTTCTGAACTCACGTCTAAAATAAGATTATGCAATTTATTATAATCGTACAAAAATTTTTCTGATAATTCTTTTTTTGAAACCTTTTCTTCATTTGGGAAGTTTCCGCTTGCTTTAATTTCAAATGGATACACTTTGCTACTTTTTTTCGTTTTACGAGATTCAACTAATATACAAGTTGAGCCATATGTTATAACAATCCCCGGTGTTGTGTCTCTAAATTGTGCAAATGAAATATGATCCAGCTCATCTTTTTCCATAGCATTTTTTATAACTAATTCTTTTCTATAAGGATTATGGATATTCCAACTAAATTTGTTTTTATAATCTGTATATTCACTTATAATATGTAATATATCAGCTAAAGAATATTGCATCGGCAAATACAT